TTACAAGCTGCCGAAGAAGGATGCGACGGCGCCGCCAGCTTTGGAGAGTGCAGAACCAGCTGCGCGGACAGCCCCGCCGGCCGCTTTTCCTACTTCGGAGCCTAGGCCGCTGCCGACGAACCCGCCGATCACCCCGCCTACTGCACCCCCGATCACGGTGCCGGGGCCGGGGAAGAATGATCCGATCGAGGCCCCGATGATGGCACCGCCCTCGGCCCCGGCCCACGCGCCGGCAAGCGAACCCACAGTGCTACCGACCGTTTCCGGTACCGGCGCACCATTGGCCAAGTCGACACCAGCTTTGGCGACTTCCATCCCACGCCCCAGCCAAGTGAACTTTTCTCCGGCCCGCAGAAGGTTTTGGGCCGTGCTTTTCGACATGGTCGAGACTTTCGCGTCGGGAGCCCAGTGGGTACCTGTATTGGCGTACTTCCCGGTTTTGCTCAGGCCGTCACCGAGCTGGCCCATGTGGAAGTCGGCGGGGAACTGTTCGCCGGATTCGACCGGCTTTTGTGTGCCCTGCTGGGTCGCCTGCTGTGTCCCCTGGGTGGTCTGCTGGGCCGCTTGTTGGGCGCCTTGTTGTCCAGCCTGCTGGGCGGCTTGCTGCCCGGCTTGTTGTGAACCGCGGCGTGTGGCCGCCGTCGCGAGATCCGTGGGATCCATCGGATTCTTCTTCGGTGTGTCCGGCTCTTTCTGCGGCTGCTGTTGCGGGGTCTGCTGGTTGACAGGATTCTGTGGCTGCTGCTGGCCAGGCTGGCCCTGTTGCGGCGGATTCTGTTGTGCCGGTTGCTGCCCGGCTGGTTGTTGCGGTGCCTGCTGCGCCGGCTGCTGGCCGGCAGGATTTTGTGGTGCTTGTGCGGGCTGCTGCGGAGCTTGAGGAGCCTGCTGAACGGGTGCCTGTTGTACGGGTGCTTGGGCGGGAGGTTGTGCGTCGGGTTGCCAGGGCCCGTAGTTGGGCAACGGTTCTCCGTGTGCGGCGCGCTGGCCAGAGGTCTGCGGGCCCATGTTTTGTTGCGGAATCTGCTGACCGCCCTGGCCAGGGCTTTCGTTGTAAATCGAGATCCCCGAGTTTTGGTCTAGCGGCGGCTGATTGATCCCGCCTTGATAGTCGGGCTGCTGACCGGGCATCTGCGGAGGCTGGAAGTTACCGGTATCTGGACCATAGGAACCTTGCCCATTGCCACCCCCACCACAACGATCCCCACACGGATCAGCCGAAGCTGTAGCGGCGTTCTGGGGCAGGTAAGAGGAGAAGGTGGCCAGACCGAAGGCGGTGGCCGAGAACGCGATCAATGCCAACACCCCGGCGCCGGCATAGATCTGCCCGATCGGGGTGGGCCCGCCGGGGCCGTTGGGGGTGTGAGCCCACGCCCACCAGCCCGACAGCGCCCGCCACCACCACGTGTTGGCCAGCAGCGCCAGAGCCAGGATCGCGGTGATCGCCGCCAGGGCCGCCATCGGGTCATCGCCGGTCAACCATGACGACACCCGCGGAACTACATACCCGGACAGGAACACCAGAGCGCCGCCGCCAGCCAGCAGCGTCAAACCCAGGCCAGGGTGGCTGGCCCACCACTGCCGCCAACGCTGGCCACCGTCGTGGTTGGGTGAGGGCTGTTGGCGGGTACCGGAGTTGGCGAAGATAAGCTTGCCCAAGACCTTGGCGCCGCCGAACAGCAGCGCTCCGGCGACCACCATGATCGCCACTTGCACGAGCTGTGAGGGCAGCGACCACCCCAGCCCGCTGCCGGAGTCACCGCCGGTTATCTGTGCCCACCATCCGCTGGCGTGTCCGCGCATCACCCACCAGATACCGGCCGCACCGACAATGATCCCCGCCGCGGCTCGTAGCAGCGGTGGCACACCGTCGACCGATGCCGACCACACCGCCGACAGCGGGGCCAGGGCGCGACGTAGCAAGGTGATGCCTTTACCCAAGGCGCTAAAGGCCAAGCACAGCAGGATCACCCAGCCGAGGACACCTGCCACACCATCACCGCGGGTGAGCACATGTAGACCCCACACCCCGAGCACCGTCAGCGCGGCCCCGACGATCCCGGCAGGAAAGCCCGTCAACTCCGGCGCGGACAATGGGGCTGCGGCGGGCAGGGTTTGCGTGGGCGCATCATCGCCATCAGGGCGATCGGTGTCGGTCATCGGTTAACCTTCTTTCCCCGGAGAACGTGCTGTGAAAGATGTTGTGCCGTAGGCATGTCAAGCTCCGCCCGCTGCTGCGGCGGGCTGGCCGGGTGCCAGGTTTTCTTTGGCCCACCGCACATGCCCGTTGGCGGTGGCCAGGCAGCCCTCGTAGTCACCGCCGTCGTGGCCGAACGCGGCCACGCAGGTATTCGTCAGGTCGGCCATAAACGTGTTCTCACACGTTAGGGCGCTGGTGTGGGCGGGGGCAGCGCTCATGCACGCAGCCAGCCGGGCACACGACGGCGCGAAATCAGCGGCCCCGCCAGGGGTTCCGTCGTCCCCGCCGCCGGCGAATTGTGGCGGCCCAGACACACACCGCCCGGCCGCACTGCCCGCTGGTGCTTTAGGCGCGGGATCGCCTTGAGCGACCGCCGGAACACCGGTAGATGGCCGGTAGGCCACGGTGATGGTGACGGGAAAATTGAGCAATCCGACATCGCCGACGTTCAGATTCACATCCGATTGCTGATACAGATAACTTCCCCCGACCAACGGTGTGACCGGGATCGGGTTACCGGCACCGTCTTTTGCATCAGGGATGCTCAGCGCCCCGATAATCGCTGCCGAATGTCCGGGGGCTGCATCGGTCTCAACAACCACCGCTTGCGCGGCTTGGCGCAGATGAGTGCCCTCCGGATAGCGGACGCCCAACGTGAAGTCACTCGGCGAGATGAAGGTCTTGCGAATCATGCGAATATCGGCGCCCCCGCCGGCATCGGGGAGCACCACATAATCCACCGGGCCTGATCCGTATGCGGCCGCACCGCCCTCACCCCAATTGGCAGCCGTCAAGGCCCGTTCGTTGGGTAGATGGATGACGACTTGCTTGCCTGGCCAAGCGGTCGCGGCATGTACCCCGTCGGTAGCGATTGGCGGAACGGCCACCACACCACGCTGGCGCGCCTCCGCAAGAGGTCGCCCTGTTCCTGACCCCATCCCTTGCGGCACATTCGTCTTAGCCTGTGCCCCACCAATACTCACCGCACGCGGCAAATTATCGGGCTGCGGCACCGCCAACGGCGGCGGAGCCGGAGCAGGAGGCCCAGGCTGATTGGGGTCTGCTCCAGCTGCACTCGCGCTAGATAACGCAAACCCAGCAACCGCTGTCACGGCCGCCAACAAAACCGATCTGAGATGGAACCGCCTAGGCATGCGTCGGCTGTAGTGGACGCCCGAAGATTCGCTGGAAGCAGGTCGCGTACGGCAGTTGATCACCGTCATCAGCCGATGCGGTACGCCCCGACTGCCGGTTTCGCCGCCCACGAGCCCCCCTTGAGCCGTATTGATACCAACCTGTCAGCGACTAGACTATACCAGCAATACCAGCACACCTACACGGTATGGCAAACTATAGAAGGCGTCCTTCGTTGACCCGCCCGTTTCTGCACTCCAGGGCGATATTCGACCGAGTTCAGGCGTTGAGTGTGACTGATGACGAAAGCTGCGGGCGTGGGGAAAAGATAGCCGCAACCTCAAATGTGGCCGACCGCCGCTGCACCCAAGTGCCCAGTCGCCGATCACCACCTGCCCGCGCCAGCGACCAAATGCGGCCACTTCGAGAGCCCGCCTACGAAAACAACGCCGAAGCAGTTTTCGGGACAACAGCCGTGATGCAGTTGGAGCTGAGGAATTGGGCGTAGCTACGTTGCCGACGACGCTGTGACGGAGAGCTTGTCCGAGCTGCACCAAACCCGGTCGATCTCGGCTGGCTCGACCGGCCTCCACAGACCGAAACCGAGCTCTACGCCGCTGCCCCACCTCCTCGCCAAGGCATCCCAGCTTGATCCCCGTGCCGTCGTGACTGTGTCGCGACGGAGCCTTACGGACATTGCACCCGGCTCAACCGGGCGGGTCATCACGAAAGTGGTCGCGTAAGTCCCGTTCTGCAACCTGCCGCAGTTTCGCCGAGCTCGACTACAGCCCGTTAGTCGAATCGGGCCGCATCCCAGCGATGGTGACGTTCACCTATCCGGGCGAATGGGAGAGCGTCGCCCCAAGGGGGCTCCAGTGAAGCGGCATATGGTGTTGTGGCGCAAACGCTTTCACAGCGAATATGGTGTGCGGCGAGAGACGAACGCTCGTGGGTGATGAAAGCCGGGCGGTGGATCTCCCCGCCATCCACGATGCGATCACACGTCGCATCGAAAGCTGCAGTCGCCGCTGAGGGATATGGCCTGTAAGACCCCAGGGTGGTTGCCACACTTATTCACCCCTTGGCGGCGAGCATCGCCGCCCACTTGGCTACAAGGGCGCTCACCAGATCATGCGCCTCGGTAAGAGGCTCGCGAGGGGGTACCGCTGTCGACCTGGCATGCCGCACCCGTTGCGCCGAGGCAATGAATGAATCCACTTGTGTCTTTGTGGCCCAATCTAATTCGTCATAGATCTTACTCCGGCCACCAATCACGTCGGTGATGATCTCGAAGACCCAATACAGATCTGACCACCAGACATTCTCTGGCTTACCCAGAACTTCCAGCGCCTCGGCGAGATCTGGATTCGACGCCGCCGCTGCGAAACGGTCCGGCCAGGGAGATGGCGGATCGGGAACTACCGTGCCGTCTGGTCTCGCGACCGTAACTGTCGGTCGCCCAACATTCACACGGATCTGAGCCGGTGCGGGTCGGAGGACCGTGTGCCGCCGACCGTCGGACGTCGTGTACTCGTCGCTCAGCGCTACCGGACGAAAGTTCTGATTTTCAACGCGCCCAAGGCCGTTGATGCGCAGAAGGAGCCGTTCGGCGGCTTGATAGAACTTCTCGTCTTCTGAGGGAGAGTCGATCTCGTGAAAAGCCAAGTAATAGTGGGTGGAGTATCGCGACCGGATCATCGCCGTGTTCCCGGAGACCGATGCGAACGAACTCGGTAGGGTGCCGCCGTTCGTTGCGTGTGCGTGTGCGTGTGCTCCATATGGCCACGGTTCAGCGCCAGAGCAACGTGAGCTCTCCGCCGTCGGGGAGTTCCGCCCAGCGCGGTGCGAAGTCGTCGTAGCGGGCGAAGATCCGGTCCAGGAGAGCGGGTTCGACGTAGACCTCGGCCGCTGGCCCGGGCCACGGGCCAGCGGCCTGCCGGTGGCCGCGCTCGACCTCCCACAGCGCCGCCGTCAGCGACGCGAGGTACTCCGACCGTGCCATGTCCGCCGCCTGCGCCGCCGTGGGCTTGCGGTTTCGCCGGGACGCCTTCCGCCGCTCCGCCGGATCGGCGGGCCAGAAGAGCCCGTCGAGGCCGTTGGCGTCGGCGAGGCGCCCGAACACGCCGCCGCGCAGCCGCGCCTCCTGCTCGACGATGAGGTGCGCCGCGTCGTGCGGCACGGGTGGACGGCCACCCGGCCCGCCGCGCGGCGTGAGCTCGGGGCCCCTCTCCCGGCGGATCCGCACGTCGTACCCGTTCCGGCGCTTGACGAACGTGACCTCCATGCCCTCTAGGGTGCGTCGTAGGCGGGGGCGCCACAACCGGTTTTCGACGGCCTGCGGCCCGCCCGCCACGCGCCCCACAGTGATTCCATGTCGATCCGTGACCGCTGGTGCCCGTCCCTCCTCGACGCGACGGCCGGACTCGGAGCGGTCTACAGCACGTAACCCAAGCCGTGGGAGCCCAGGTGTCAGGATCCGCGCCCCGTCGACGGGGCCCTTCTTCGGCCGCCCAGCAGCTGAACATCGCCCGCCTGATCGCTGGATATGGTGGGTGACATCGTCGGGAAGCGAGGGATGAGGGGAGCGCCGTGGATGGTCTGAGTGACGTGTCGGTCGATCACCGCGTCCGGCGTTGGAACCTCGCACGGTCGCTGTTCGCGTTCCTCACGTTGGCAGGGGTCGTGTTCTGCATCGCCAGTGTGCTCGGCACCTCCCCGCACTGGGTGTGGATCGCGGGGTTCGCCGCCACCTTGGTGAGCGGGTGCCTGCTCAGGATCGCCTGGGACAAGCACCGCGTGGCTCTCTTCGCGGGAGCCCCCACCGCCGTGGGCACGGTCCGCGACGTGCTGGAAAGCCAGTTCGGAGACGGGGCATCGAAGTACCAGCTGCTGATCGATGCGGAACTCGCACACGGGGTGTCGATCCACCGGCGGATCGACATCGGCGGGGATCCTGATCCGCTCGGCTGGGTCGGGAACCAGGTCCGGTTCCGTCACCGCACCCTCGACCCGGATGACCTCGACGACGCGTTCGTCGGGCGTGAGGAGCGCAACGCGTCGTTGGGGCCTGGCTCGTGAGCGCCCACGAGTCCGCGTCGACCCCGCCCGGCCGCGCCTACCGCTGGTGGGGCGTCGGGGCGATCACGTGCCTGGTTCTGGCGGTGACCGGTCTGCTCGGAGCCATCGCGAGCGCGTTCAGCTCCAGCCCAGAACAGCTGTGGGTCGCAACCGCCGTCGCGGTCTTCGTCCTGATCCCGGCGGGCATCCTCGGCGGCCTCTACTGCGGGCACAAGCGGTACCGCGCGTGGTTCACCAACGCGCATGTTTCCGAAGCGCCGATCGAAGAGGTCACCGAGGTGCGTCGTACCAACGACGACGGCAGCGTCTCGCGCTACTTCATGCTCACCGTGTCCGTGTCCGTGTCCGTGGCAGTGGAGGGCGGGCCGGCCATCCGAAGGCACTGCACCGTGGGTGGGGACCACCCCCGCCCACGGATCGGGCAGACGCTGCGCTTCCGGCACACCACTCTGGACCCCGACGACCTGGAGGACGCACTGTTCGACAGCATCCGCGAACATCAGCGAGGCACCGGGTGAGTCCGACTGAGCTTCGGCCCTGGCCCGCCGATCCCGTGTCCGCATGGGCGCAGGCAGTCGCTGCCCCAGCGGCGAAGTCACGGTATGGCGAGCGGCCGTCGATCAGGCCGTTGGAGGAGATTGCGGCTGACGTGCGCGGGCAGCGGGTGTTCGTGCCGGCGGTCGCCCTGGTGTTCACCGTAGTTGGTGCGATTCTCGTCGGTGGCCTGCTGGTCGGGGTGTTCCCGCTGAGCGGGCGCAGCACCTCCGCTGGTGTGCAGTGGTTCGCCGGCGTCGTTCTGCTGATCGTTGGGCCGGCGCTGTGGCTCGGGCACCGGCAGTGGCGCAAGTATGAAGAGCGCCAGGGTTTCCCACCCGCGCGCGGTGTGCTGTGTGAGATCTATCCGACGAGCTTTCACATCGGTGACGGCGATGGGTGGTGCCTGACCTCGGTCGCTATCGACGCACGCACCCCGGATGAGCAGGTGTCGAGGATCGCGACCGCATTCCGGATCTGGCTGGCCCGCCTCGAAGCCGACAAGGAAGCCGACTCCGCCGCCAAGAATGCGTGGAACTCGGGGTTCCGGCGGCGCATCATCAACGCCTTCGCATCTGACGAGATCTTCGGCCCCGAGGCCTCCGGTGGATACCTCGTCCGCGGGACCGCCAAGCGTTCACGGTGGGCGCTGCTGCTCGACTGGCGAGAACCCGAGGCCCCGGCATACCCGATGCGCAATGCGCTCGTGATCCCCGTCGACCAGGCACAGGGGTGAGAAGCGCATGGGCTGGATAGACCGACTGCGCGGGCGGGAGCGGCCGTCCACCGGAGACGCGGCGTCGGCGGACGTCGGTGTCCCGGACCTCGCCGAACCCGTCTACGCGCGTGCGCTCGTGCTCCAAGTTGATCACGACGCGGCGATCATCGAGGTCCAGCCGCCGGGCCGAGCCTCCTTCCGAGCGGAACTGCGCAGCGGCACGGATCCAGGGAGCTTCACCGGACTGGTCATCCGCTGGCACGCCCCAGTGATCATCGACGGGGCCGATCCGAAACGCGTGATCCTGCTCGAACCACCGTGCGGCCCGGATCTGCCGCTCGTGCCAGATGATCTGCAGGCGATCCGAGACGCCCGGGACCTGCGCACGAGCGCCTTGGCGGCACTGTACCCGCCGCCCTCCGCCGCCGAACTGGCCAACCTGATGACACCGACCGCGTCGGCGGCGCACCCGGCCTGGGACGCCGTCTGCTACCGGCTCGGCCTGCTGACGACGCCCGAGGCCCAGGCCATCCTCGATCACATCCGCCGTGACGGAAACGCCTGGGTTCGAGCAGAAGCCGAGCTGTACTCCTGGGGCCCGAGCATCCCCGACGATCTACGCAAGCAGGTCGGGGCGTTCCTGTCGCATCTGCATGATGTCGCCCCGCAGGGCCGCGGTATCGATCGCGGGCCGTTCTGGACACTCGGCGTCGCGGCCCTGATGCGCGACCTCGCCCCCAACGACGTCGACGCCCGAGTCTTCGAACTGGTGATGGGTCCGTTCGTCGACGTCTGCGGCCCGCTGCCGGAGCAGCTGCTGTAGCGCGTTGCTCGGTTCACAGCGTTGGGAAGCCCTCCGGTTCTCCCCGGCAGGGCGCGAGCCAGGACAGTCGCCGGTCGCAGCCCACATCGACCATGCTGACTGGCGATCGGACCTGGTAGACGACGTAGGCGTCCGCGCCCAATCGGGCATCGATACCTATTTGCGTGTGTGCAGTGTCGGGGTCGTCCGGGGTGGGCATCGTGCAGCGGTCCGGCTGATGAGACGGCGGTACTCCTTCGGGATTCATCCACCAGAGACCTGTCGCAAACTCGTCGATCCTGCTGGCACCGACGTCGGGGGTCAGCACGTCGAAGAGTGGCTCGGCACAGGAGGGTTCACCCGCAGAGTGGCCACGGAGGCGCTGTGCGACCTGCGCTGCGTCACCGGCATCGGGCGGCAGCGCGTAGATCTCGTAGGCCAGGAGCGCGCATTGTTGCCAGTAGAACATGACCACGTCCTGCTCACCGTCGCCGTCGCTGTAGCGCGGGGACATCCAACACGAGACCTGAGTCCATGAGCGCGCCGGGTTTCCTAAGCTCGCGAGCGGTGGCCGGAACTCGTCCTGTTTGGCGAGCAGTTTTGCGCGTCCGGTGGAGACGTCGTCAACCAGCTGACGGGCGTTGTTCGCCTTGAGGATCCCCGAGACGGGGCCGGGAACGAATACGAAAAGTGCCAGCACCACCACCCCGCTGAGAACACCGAACGTCCGGCGGCGGCGCGGTGGCCACGGCACCGCAGTCGCTTCCACGTCCGCTGGTTCCTGCCCATCACCCATACACGCCACGATATCGACGCGGGTGCACCCGGCCTTCGCGCCTCAACTGAGCGCACCGAGGATGGCGACTGTGGTCCATGCCGCGGCGACGGCTGCCAGTGCGAGCGACACCCACAGCAACGCCCAGAACGCACCAGAGCCGTCACGCGGACCACGCGCCGACCAGAGCAGGGCGATACCCACTCCAAGCCCGTTCGCGGCGATCCCGAGTGCGACCACGGGTAGCGCGAACATGCACGCGACGACGAAGAGAGCGGAGATCAACACCAGGATCGTCAGCGCCGCGCGAGTCCACCCTTGCTCGGGATCGTGCCGGCGGCGCAGGACGGTCTCGAGGATGCTGAACCCGGGGAAAGAAGCGATGAGCCCGCCCATCACGGTCAGCGAGTAGAACACCGGCGCGAACAAGAGCGCCTTGTTCTCCGCGGGGACGTTGCCGGTCGTCGCACCGAGGGCAAGCATCCCCGTGAACAACAGTGCGCCCAGGATGAGCGGTGCCGTCCCCGTGACGGACGCACGATCTCCCGCGCCCCTGGGGGCCGCGCTCTGTCTACTCACCGCCGCCGTTCCCAGTCGACGAACCAGGTGGACTTTCGGTTCGGTTTCTTTGGGTCGTAGCGGATCCAGTGCTTGCTGCCGACGTAGGGCTTGTGGGTGCGCGTCATGGCCTTGTGATCGTGCTCGATACCTTGGGAGTCGGTGAAGCGCAGGATGACGTCGTAGTACGCGTGGACGTTGCTGCCCTTCGAGCGCTTCACCTCGACCACCTTCGCCCGCACCCGCGGCCCGGTGAGCCGGATACTCCGAGCACGCTCGGCGCGGCGGTGTCGCCACCCGAACAGAGCGCCGAGGAAGTTCTTTGCGCGACTCATGTCACTGGGCCTTCTGCGGGATCTGGTGCATCGACGAACCCGAGGAACAACACATCCTTCAGGTCGTCCGGGTCGCCGGTGTTGTGACGGAACCGGACCATCTGTCCAAGCTCCGGCGCCGTGCGCTCAGACACCCGGCAGGTGCGACGGATGCCCCCATTCGGAAGCCTGGCCGCGATCGTGATGTCGTATGCGGGCAGTGCCTCTGGATCCGTGTGTTCATCGACAACGATCTTGGTGATAGTGCCGACGGTTTCGTCACCGTCGGCATACCGTGCGACGTCAAGCCTGAACGAGGCCAGGCACCACGGGAGGATCGAAACCACGAGTACTGCGAAGGCTGCGAGGAAGACCCACCACGGGTCCGGCTTCCCGAGGACTTCGCGGATCGCAGCCACGACGACGGTGATCACGAACCCCGTCAACCCGAGGCAGGCCAGCCCGAAGAAGACGCGCTTGAGGAACACCCACCGGCGGATCCGCGCCCGGGTCTCGGGCGTCCGCGCCAGGGCCATCCACGCTGTGGCGTCGCGGTTCACGAGACGAACCTGCGCTTCCCGTTTAGGAACGGCGACCCTGCTGCGGGTTGTTGGAGGCTTGTGAACTCGGTGTTGCCGTGGAGGCCGGTGATCAGGTAGCCGCTGCGTCGCACGTCGTCGTGTGCTTCGGTGAGCAGAACCATGGTGTCGGCCAGCTCCGGATCGGCGAAGGCGTACACGTGCCAGCTGCTCTCGGGTGTGAACTGGTCGATCGACGCCTCGTTGATGAGATCGCCCAGCCAGGCTGTGTGTGTCTTCCCGTCGGCTCCGTCGTAGTCGACGATGACCTTCTTCGTTTTTGCTTCCGCTGTGGTGTCAGGTTGGTCCCATTCGCGGATCTCGCGCACGCGCGCCACCCGGGGGTGTGGTCCAGCGCGGGCAGTGGTGTGCTCGACATCGCCTGGAGCCACCCGACGCCGCACGCGATCGCGACCACGAGAATGGCGAAGAACAGCATCACGCCGCGGACAGTCCCGTCGAGCGGCAAGGACAAGATGCCCCAGCTCAGCAGGACCGAGCTGGTCAGGAACAGCCCGAACCACGTCCCACCGTCGGTCCAGATCGAACCGTTCGGTCCCTGCTTCCGGTGCGGTCGGCGACTCTGCGGTGTGCCGGTCACGAGGCGGCGAACTCCCACTTCGAGCCCGCGCGCAGGAACGGCGATCCCGGTCCGGGCTTGACGGGGCCGCCTTCACCGCCGATGCGGACGCCGTCGAGCTTCCACCCGGCCCGCCATACGTCGTCGTGGGCCTCGGTGAGGAACACGACCGAGTCGGCCAGTTCGGGATCGCGGAACGCGTAGACCTGCCACCGCGAGCCGGGACAGAACCGGTCCTCCCAAGACTCATGGATGACATCGGCGAGCTCCGCGTCGTGCCCCTGTCCGTGCTCATCGCGGTATTCAACGAGGATCGTCTGCCCGCCGTCCGCGTCGTCCGCACGCAGGGTCACTCGTGCTGTCCGCGGGGTGCGGTCGAGCGCGGGCAAGGGACCGCGGGTGGCTCGGAACATCCGGACGAACGTCGGGATCATCAGCACGACGCAGAGCGCGCCGATCCCGATGACGGTCCACATGAGCACCCTTCCCCATCCCTGGAAGCTCGCGACCAGCACCAGGACCGCGAAGAGACCGCATCCGGTGAACACGACGGCCGGGATCGCCCAGTCGTGACGGACGAGGAACGGCACCTCCGGCCCCGAGCCGACGAGCAGCCTCTCCGCGACCCGTTCGAGCAGCGACTCCTTACGATCCTTTGTGCTCATGAGCGTTCCACCTCCGTATCCGGCCAGCCGGCGAACTGCTCGTCTGCGAGATCCTCCGGGTCGAGGGTGTTGTGGCGGAAGCTGATTCGTCGCCCGACCCAGGTCTCGTCGGGTGTGTCCGAGCTGCCGGATCCGCTGTCGGTGCTCCAGTCCACGTGCCTTCGGATCGTACCCCCGTCCGGGAGCGCGGCGGTCACGGCGAGTGCGTAGAAGGTCGTGGGAGAGCCTTCCCCGTCGGTTCCCTCCCACGAGCGGACAGCGTCGATCACGCCGACGGAGCTATATCCGTCGGCGAACTTCGCCTGGGAGAGGCGGGTCTCGACGGCGCTGTTCAGGAACACGCTGGTCACCGTCACCCCGAGGGTGATCCCGAGCACCCAGAGGAAGATGGTCGAGTCACCGGCGTCGGGGGCCCAGAACCAGATGGCGAGCACAACCCTCGTCAGGGCCATCAGCAGGAACAGAATCATTCCGGTGAGCAGGATGCCGTTCGTGAGGTCTTCGAGCCGGGAGAGACGGCGGATCCGTGCCCGGGTCTCGGGCGTCTTCGCCCGAGCAACCCAGTACTCGACGTACTCGTCGCTCATGAGCGGCCTGCGTTCGTCTCGTCTGCCCAGCCGTCGAAGCGGACGTCCCGCAGATCGTCGGGATCGAGGGTGTTGTGGCGGAACCGGATGGTGCGGCCGACCCACCGCCGAGGGATGGGCCAACTGGTGTTGTCCTCGCCCCAGTCGAGCCTGCGACGCACCAATGTGCCGTCGGGGAGCTCTGCGCTGATGAGCAACTCGTAGGTGGCCTGCTCATCCCCACCGCCCGGATGGGTAATGACCTCGTCGACACGCCCGACTGCCGACTGTCCGTCGGCGTAAAGCGCCGTCAACCGCCGGTCGCTGGCATACGACCCGAACCAGGCTCCTGCGAGCAGGAACAGCGACGCGGCCCCGATGGACCCGATGAGCCACCACAGCCACGGGGCGTCGCCGTGGATGGCGTCCCAGACGCCGAGACCCACCCCGACAAGCGGAGCTCCCAGAGCGCAGAGCCCGCCGACGACTAAAAGACACACCGACACGGTCTCCCAACGCGACCACCGCCGGATTTCCGCGCGAGTCTCCGGGGTACGGGCCTTCGCCATCCACTGCCGAGTCTGCTGATCAGGACTGGTCAGGCTCTGCAACGTGATCACCCGCAACCTGCTCACAGCGCGCCCCTTCGGACTGTCTTCCGGTGGAGCCTGCGGCGGATCCTCGCGAGTCTCTTCGGTACCGGCACAGGTGTGACAATCACGTCGCGCTCGTCCTCTTGCGGTTGGGTGATGAGCATCCACTGGTGCTCGGTGGTGTCTCCGGCGATCGTCGAGACGGGGAGGTGCAGGATGAAGTACCCGCCCTTGGCCTGCGGACCGAACAGCGTCTCCGAGGAGATCGGCTTGGAGCCCGAAGGCGGCAGTCCTGCCTGAAAGAGCCACAGCTCGAACGCGGCGTGAATCGTCGCAGCCTGTCCGTCATCGAGGCGGTGGTTGATGGCGATATACGTCGCCCAGCGAGCCTCACCGTCGTCGTGGTCGATGCAGGCGCGATGGATCGAGTGCGCGACGCCATGCCCGTAGACCCACGCGTTCTCGACACGCAGATCCCTCAGCGCACTGAGCCGCAGCAGCAGAACCCCGACGGCGATGAGCAGCCATACGGTGACGCCGATCCATGCGAGCCACGGCACCCAAGCCAGCCACGTATCACGGCTCGCACCATTTGCCGTGATGCTCCAGCCAGCACCCGTCGGGTCGGTGATCATCTGGTAGATCAGGAAACCGATGACAGCGAGGGGAAGGAACACCCAGAACACGGGCACATACACGAGCTCGGTGCGCCGCAGATCCTCGCTGCCGGCCCATCGGCTAATCTCGTCGACCGACTCCGGACGCGGAACGTCGTGAGGGCGATCGAGGGTGGTCGGCATCGATGCGCTCGCGCTCGCCCATATCACTGAGTGATCGCTGGGGGTCGCCATCCCCGGGCTGTGCTGCGGCATCTGTCCGCCCTTCCCGTCAGGTCAGGGATCGCCATAGTGTGGTGCGGTTCTGTGTCGTCCCGACCAGTGCTCACCGCCGTCCGCGGGGTGCGTAACGTCCCTTCTCTTCTCTATCCACACTGTCCCATGACGCGTGCTACCGATCACAAGGAGAAGCGTTTTCGGGGAGCGCGCAATTCGTCTTGAGCTCGACGCGGTTTCCCCGGAATCGAAGCATCCGGCCCGAGCTGGCGTTTCAGTGGTCTCGGAAACCGACGCATGGCGCCTCACGTGAGTTACAGCCTCAGCCGTTCCTTACTTCCCGATCGACGCGTAGCTGCCAGATGGCCAGATTCACGCTTCCGAGCACCCGCCCCAGAAACGAGAAAAACCACCCGCTATCAGGTGGTTTTATGGTGGCCAGGGCCGGGATCGAACCGGCGACCTTCCGCTTTTCAGGCGGACGCTCGTACCAACTGAGCTACCTGGCCGGACGGCAGACCCAACTACTTACTGCCTCGCCGTACTGGCGACCCTGACGGGACTCGAACCCGCGACCTCCGCCGTGACAGGGCGGCGCGCTAACCAACTGCGCCACAGGGCCTTACTCTGCTCCCAGTATGACTGGTTGCGTACCCCCAACGGGATTCGAACCCGTGCTACCGCCGTGAAAGGGCGGCGTCCTAGGCCACTAGACGATGGGGGCCCGTTCCGAATCTCTCCGGGGTACCCACAACGCGTGTCGCGTTGGGAGCTCGCCCAGCTTAGGGCACAACTGCCTCAGAACCCAAACCGGATAACCTCGGTGCTCGCGCGCACACTCGACCAGTATCCTGTCTCGGCACGCCCCTATAGCTCAGTTGGTAGAGCTACGGACTTTTAATCCGCAACTACCTTCCAGACAGGAAGCCATCAACGCAGGTTAACGGCTTTTAGAGCGTAGCAGTGTTGCGAGTCTCATCACAACTCTCATCTATCGCTATCATCTATGCAGCTAGGGCGCGGTTTTATACACAAATCGACACGCCCGAGTCAAGGATGGAACTGTGAGAACTTTATGAGAAAAACTCTTAAAGTTTGGGAGTGTTCCCCCATCTGGATAGCGTCTTAATTGGACAGTCGCGGCACGCGGCGTACCCGGCAGACACACCGTGGCTGACGGCCTAGCGCACCGGCTGGGGCGCGCAATCAGTAAACGAAACCCCGCGCACAAACACACGCGTCCAATGCCAACTGAGAGAACATTCAAATTCTCATCCCGGATACAAAAGCAACCACCTACAAAACAGTAGATAAGTCACAAACAAAACCGGTTGTCGCCTAGTCAGGTATGTCACTTGACAAAGATCGCATGAGAGTGATTAGCATGTACACGCCACGTACAAACGGCCACCAACCGGAAGGAAAACCAACATGGCACGCAAGACCATCATCGAATACGTAGACGACACTGACGACACCCGTTCAGCAGATGAAACGGTTGAATTCGGTATCGACGGCGTAACCTACGAAATCGACCTGGCCACCGTAAACGCCGACAAACTGCGCGCGGACATCAACAAGTGGGTAGAAAGCGCGCGACGCGTCAGTGGCCGCAGCCGACGCGGAAATGGGCGGCGGTCCACGCCCAAGATCGACAGGGAACAAACCGCAGCCATTCGTGAATGGGCATCAAAGAACGGGCACAAAGTATCCACACGTGGGCGCGTACCGAGCGGCATCGTTGACGCATACAACGCCGCGAGCGGTGCTCAGGTCACGGCTGAAATCACCGACAAACTCAATGGTCTAGCTGACGAAAAGCCGCCAGCGCGGACACGTCGAACCAAGGCCACCGCCAATGCGGGCGGGGAGGCTAAAGACTCCTAACTAATGGGTTGGTTAGGTGGTTGAAAGGGTAAGGCTGGGAGTCCCCGAACGCTCTCAGCCTTACCCCCAACCAGAAATAAGGGGGGAACATGAAACCGGTAATTGTTGGCGAGATTGGATCAACTGCTCACGGCCTCGGTACAGCCGAGTCGGATCACGACTACATGGGCATCTATCTCGACCCACCCACAGCCCTACTAGGTAACAAACCCGAGCTTGGCGCGGTAAGAGACCGGGACAAGGACGAAGGCGTCAAATCGGAGGCCGGAGATTCCGAGACCACCTATTACGGGCTACGCAAATACGTAAAGCTGGTCACCGAGGGAAACCCGACAGTGATGACCCTGTTGTTCACGCCGGTTCTTAAAGTCAAAGACTCAATCGGACTACAGAACGTCCGCGATATGTTCCTGTCTCGGAAACTCGCTGCTCGACACATCGGCTATGCGGACAGCATGCGAGCGCGGCTAACTGGCGAGCGCGCCCCACGCACCAATCGTCCAGAACTCGTCGCTAAGCATGGCTACGACACTAAGGCCGCGTTCCACGCTATTCGGCTGCTCATCCAAGGCCACGAAATGCTCACCAAGCAGACGATGACCATGCCCATGGAGCACGACGAACGTCACTATCTACTAGACATTCGGAACGGTCTTGTGCCCGAGCCGACCGTTCTCCGCAGTATCGACACGTATCGGGCGCGCATCGTCGCAGCTGAATCAAGATCGCCATTGCCGCCCGAACCTGACTACGACAAGATCAACTCCTGGCTGATCACAGCCCACGCCCAACACTGGTCAGGAGAACCATGAGCCCCCGCGTCTTCATTGGCATCGTCGGAGCAATCCTCTTAGGCGTCGGGATATCTCTTGCTTGGTACGGCACCTCTGTCACAGCTGCCGGCCGAACCATTGAATGTGGAACCATCCGCCACCCGGACACTCCGGGCTCATGGGAAGCGCATATGAAGTCGCGTCAAAGTGACCCCACGCCAACGGATTACCGGGCGTTGTGCGCAGAGAAACGGGAGACTGTCAAATTCTTTATGTTCGGGTTAGCCGCGATTGGAGCCCTGACGGTCGTCGGTGCGGTGTTCGTCAGAAAGGCAGAACCCGTGAATATTGAGTGAACGCCCAGTTAGATCCAGTGGGCCAGGAAGGCGACCAAACCAAACCCGGCCCACTGGTAGTACCCAACCAACCACGGTGGTACCTGCGTTTGACGGTACCTCATTTTGCTGCGCTTGCAATCGGGATCGTGGCAGTGTTCTCGCCCACAGGCCCCGTCTGGCCTAAGCCACCGCCACCTCCGGCGAACTGCCCTGGCCACCCCACGAAGGTGGACCCGAGGTGTGAGCGTTCCGGCGCTAACTGGCAGAAACCCACCACTCAGTGACTTAGCTAAGCCCTTATTGCGCTAACCGTAGCCCTTACTGGTCACTACACGTATAGTCCACGGTAATCAGTTCCGCAGGGAAGGGCGGCAAATCGTGGGCGGTGTGATTAAGGCTGACTTGGACGCCTTAGATCGGCTCGGTAAGCAAATCGATGCCTTGGCCGTTGAGCTGCGCGCCGACATCCCAACCGGCGGCGCGGCCTCCCCTGGCGCGAGCCCAGCCCTGGTAGCTCTACAAGCACTAGCTACCGAAGTTTTGCCTAACGTCGGTCATGCGTTTGTGGGGTGGATGGGGGCGTTCAACGATGTGCGGGGCGCGTTCCTGTCCGGGGTGATCGAGACCGAGGAACACGGCATGGCCGTGATGCGTTCGATTGGCAATATGTCTCAGCATCCGACTCCGCGCGGCTAAGGGTCTGCGGTGTCGGGGCCAACGAAGTCGGTCATTCTCGGGATCGAAGCGGGCTCGTATCGGCCTCTGCTGGATGCCGTGCACGCCATGGCCACCAAGTACGAACAGCACGTCTCGACGTTCAAGGGCTATGTCGAGAAGCCCGGTGGCACCGCATGGGAAGGGCAGACCGCCGAAGCGGGCCAGGCCAATGCCGGTGATGGTTGGAAAGTCGCGGCCCGGATTCAGGACTTAGACACCAAGTTTCAAACAACTGCTGGTATGGCTGTGGATCACACGATTGTGCCGGAGTTGATCAACTGCCAGCAGATGATTCATAACGCGGAATCCCAGCGCGATAAAGGGGTCACGCTCACCGAGGATCTGGTGATGGGCTACAACCCCCCACCGGGGACAAGTGAGAAGCTGGCCGAAGAGAACGCCCAACTCGTCAAGGTCAGAGGCGAGGAACTTAAGGAATCCGCCCGCAAATGGCATGAGGCCGAGCAAGAGGTTAAGCGCCTGGCCGAAGGCGTGATGCGCGATATTGAGAACGAAGTCAACGGTGCCGCAGGCACTTTCGACATCGGCAAGGCTGTCAAAGACACTGCGCCCGGTAAGCCTAACGCGGCTCAGGACGCCAATTTCTACAAGGACTGGTACCCCAAGAAAACCGATCCAGCGTCCATTGATCCCGGTGCCGGGACGCTTGGCGACAAGCTGGAACACATCAACAACCCCGGTCTCACCAAACCTGTTGCTGCGCCGGTAGACCCGAATGCTCCGGTCTACGGGCCGCCATCGGTGCAGAAGCTCGATCCAAACAGCCCCGAGGGCAAAGCCGCGATCGACAAGATGCGTGTCATCCTGTCTCCGGGCCGTACGCCCGCCGAGGTCGAAGACATCATCAATCGGGCCAAGAGCTTTGACCCCAACAAGCAGTTACCGCCCCCGAAGGCACCAGAGGGCAACCCAACGCCGCATCGGCAATCCGGTGGCGAAGCGTTCGCTGAGTCGTGGGATCAAGCTGGCCGCGCCAAGGATGACCTTTTGGGCATTAACGGTGGAGACCACGCGAAAGAGGCATGGACCGGCGTCGCCAAAGGACTGTGGGATGTGGTCAACCCCGATCCCGTCCACCAGGTTGAACGTGGCATCGACCAAGCCAAGGGTGCTATCGATGAGGTCAAATCTGGCATCGACAACCCCAAAGCCTTCATCGGTAAACACGGCATAGAAATCGCCGCAGGCGTCGCAACAGCACCCTTGGGCGGCGAAGGCGCACTACTCGGCACCGAAGGCCGCGCCCTCACCCACGGACTCGATGACGCTGTGCCAGGCCACGCGCCCACTCACGCCCCTATTTCGGATCATCCAGCACCGGCCAACCCTGACCACCACTCGGCAACCCCGGATGCCGACGGTCCGAGGCTGGACATGGAGGGCAATCCACTCAAGTACCTAAACGGCAACAGACCCGACTACGGTCCGAACCAATTAATAGACGTATGGGGCCTTTCACGAGAAGAGCAACTAGCTGATATACGCAACGGCCAGATAAACCTACCGGAACCTGGTCCCGATCAACAATGGGTACGTTTACATCCGACAGGTCCAATCGGGGACGACTGGACCGTTGAAAACGGGCACCGACTCATAGAATGGCGAGACGGAGACTCACGAGCTGGCCTATGGGATATGGGACACGTTGGCGGCAACGAATATGCAAAACTGCGAGACCAGTATCACGATGGCTTAATTACATTCAAAGACTTCATCGGAGAATACCGAGACCCCGAGAACTATCGCGTACAAGACCCTTATCGAAATCGATCACATATTGATGAGCACCGATAATTAGTATAAGATGATGCCAACATGGCCAGCCTGATCACCGTCGCCAAGCGAGGTTCTTACGAGGACTTCTTGCGAGAGTACACGCCCAACGATGCCTCATTCGTTGACGGCGGAGGCCGTACACTGCTGTTTCCATCCGTGGCTAATCGAGACATTGAAGCGCGGGTGGCTATCACGATGAGGCTGCTAGATGACGGCGCAGACCCCTCTATAGCTCCCGACAACGTGAATGTCTTACACGTGCTGTTCGACCAGCGTAAGCACGACCCGGCATATGAGGCTCCGATGTTGCGACGCTTGATCGAAAGTGGAGCAGACATAAACCTGTTCTCCAAGCGTTCCGGCCCGCCGCTAGCGGTACTGACAGAGCATGGTCCATCGCCCGAGAGTGCACGCGTACCGTTCTACGATGTGATCTTCGATCAGCCGAACCTAAATCTGACCTACCCTTATCTACGCGACCTGATCTTCAACTCTGCCTGGAATGTTCCGATACTTCGCGAGCGAGTTCAGCAATATGAATCCGCGCATGCCGAGAACTAAACTCCAATGAGCGAATACAAGGAGTTCATCCCGCATTCCGGCGCATGCCTGGCGACGACCAACGTGATGGAACGTCGAGGCAAGGTGCGATGGATGGTCCGTGTTCCATCAACAGGCGGCGCAGACAACGGCTGGCAGATAATTAGCGAAATTGATACTAGCGAGTACCTAAACGATAAGAGCAATTGGCAGATTGTCGCCTACAACGATGTCTGCTACATAGAGCCTGCATTAATCTTCATCTACGACTTTCCAGTCGGGTCCGACCTTGAAATAGTCCGAGAAGGAAAGAAAACAAGTATTTACGATTCCGCCTCTGGACGTGAGATCCCGCCCGAACTGTTCTACGTGCCGCCCCAGTACCGAGAGGGCGCAGAACCTATCAACGGTAAGCAAGACGGTTAAGGGCATAAAAAAATCGGGCGAGCTAGTGCACCCCTGGGGAAACCAAGAAGGGAAACACTAACCCGCCCGAAATCTTTCCTAAGCTGCCGCCACATCCTCAGCGCCGCTTAAGCTGATCAACCGCTTAATATAGTCAATCCTAAAACCACTCCAACTCCACGTAGCCTTATCGCCACAATCAACCACCACCACCGGAAAACTCAAATGCCCATCAGCCTTAAACGCTGAAATCTGCGCATCCGTCGCCGTCACCGACCTGTAGGGAACCCCCTTAGAATCCAACTGGACCTTAGTAAGGCGGCAGCCCTGACATGGGGCGTCCGGTGAATAAATAGTTACCTCCAAAGCTCAAGTTCCTTTTCTAGCCCACGCTCCCGCATCCACCGATCACGAAACGCAAGAAAAGGCAAGTGAGGCTCAAAAGTCCATCCATTAGCAGCCGCCAAAAGCTCATGCCTGTGATGCCATTCCTGGTCCGCGAGCATGTACGCGAAATAACACTCATCCCGATACAACAATGACCTGACTTGGCCGTCTAGGTATCCCACCTGACGGCGCAAACCATCCGCCTCTGCCTTAGAGATAGCGCGCCGGGACCGGATGAACTTCCCAACCGGCCCCAGCGCACGACTAACAGAGTCAAAGGTCAAAACCAGGAAACGGACACACACGTAAATGCCGAACAGCAGAGCCGCAACCAACGTGAGCGTCGGCCAATTCTCAGATAGCAGCCTCGCCCAATCCGCTTCCAAACCTCACCGCCCTACTGAATATCGTCAGTAGAATCGATCAAGTCAGCAACACTCGGATTGGTCAGATACAGGTGCAGCGCCTTAACCGCCAAACCCACCGCAGCCAGCGCGCCCGCCAGCTGCGCGGGCAACCCTGCCGGGACCGCAGCCACCAGAACCGTTAGCGCCCCGAGCACCACCACCGCAGTCTTACGCAACTCTGACGGCTTCCGACCAAATACCTTCATCTACTCCCCCTTATCGTCATCCTTAACCTGCGAGCGCCGCGAACGAACACCCGCCTTATCGGCCACCGCCTCAACAATCGGTGCCGAATACTCCGTCAGCCCCTCAGCGACCTTGCCCGCAGCAACACTCGACCCGCCCCCATCAACCTTGATTTGGAACTTTGCGGCTGAATGCAACCGCACCCCGCCAATCGCCAACTTTGCCGCAGCCAGCGTGTGCAGCCAGCTCGCACTACCGACCGACACCACCACGGAAATACTCTTAAGCTTCCCGTTATCGGCGGCATGCTTAGCCCATGCATAGTTCAAGCGAAAATGCTTGTCTACCTTCCCATCTGCAACAGCTAGCAGCGTCACCCTGTCGCCAGCGAACGAATCATCCAGCGTCTTAATCTGCTGGTCATAAATCAACAAAACAAGTTCCCCCTAGTTAGGCCGCAAGCATCCTCGCGGCATCAGCGTTCAACGTATTAATTGCGTGCTGCACTGCTGTGAGCCCCGGCAACACCTCAAGCTCCCCGTAGCGGACGTGCGCGTTAGTAACAGCGAACTTGGCCAGCCGAAACAACGCATCAATCAACCCAATCCCCCCTGTAACCGGATCGCTAAACAGTTTCATCAACTGGCGCATAAGCGATGGGTCACCCGTCAGGGCCGAGATGATGTCCCGGCCAGGGTCATGGATCTGCATCTTGGTTAGCGCCTTGTAGACCGCCCGCATGTTCGTCCCGCCCTCGGTGTTGTCTGGGGTCGTGCAATACATGTCGCCGTCCAACGCGTAGTCCAGCATCTTCACAGAAGCCGGAACCGTGAACCTGATACCCGATATCCCGGAACCGCCCGGATCGCGGCCCACGCACACGCCTGGCTGCCGCGCAGGGTCACCGAATGCGACGTACCACAGGCAGTCCTTAAGACGGCCCGCTAGCCGGCCACCGATCAACTCAATAAGCACACGCGCCACAACCTCGGCCCCCTGGCTGTACCCGCACAACGCGAACCGGCCCGGCGTAATTTCGATAAGCCGAACCAGCTCCTCGACACCAACCGCTACCGACTCCTCGTATGAAGGCGCGGGGCCACCACCGACAGGCCCGAATGACGCCGGATAGTTGACCGGCTGCCAGAACCAGTAAGCCTTATCCAGGCCGTTGGCCACATCCGCCGGAAAGCCTGACCACATATCCGCCCAAGTACCGGCAACAGTGAACAACGTGAGCGGGCCACGCTTAGGAGGCGGTGGTGACGGCACCACATACGAGCCCAAGCGGATACGGATCGCCAAGTTCGCAACCGCATCACCTTTAGGGTCAAACACAATCGGCAGTCCGACACGTCGGCAAAACTCACTGATCGCCCAGGCCGTCGCCTTTGTGTAGGTGTCGCCCAACTCGACGCCAGCGGTACGCGCCCACTGGTACTTGTCGTGCAACTTCTGATTGATCGCCTCGACCTCAACACCCTTATCCCCGACGCCATAGCCGATCCAATTACCGTTAGAATCCTTCATTACGCCGCCGCCTTAAGGGCTGCAACCGCATCAACAAGCGAAAGATTCTCGCCCGCAGCGTTTTTCCCAAGTTGCGGCCAACCCTTACCCTCCGGCCCGCGCAGCTGCTCCCAAATCTCTCGAATCATCACATCGGTAGGCGGGTAGCCGAATCCTGGTGTGGCCGTATCGTTTCCGGCGTACTTGTTCACAGCTGCCTCAAACACATCCCACGGGAAACCATCACCGACGTCGGTATGCGAGCCCCATTTAAGAACCTGAGTCACATACCGGTGATCGGAGATGCCAGCCCCAGCCTTATACGGAGGCTTAATTACCGTGGCGGGAATCCCATACTTGCGGCAGTCTTGCACAGCCAGGTATGCGGCAACATCAATAGCCTTACCTGCATTTTTCAACCACTCGGCGCGGGTCCATTTCGCATAAGAACCCGCAAAGCAATAATTGATAGAACGGTTATTACCATTACCAACTGACCAGGACGCCAAATCGGTATCCACGCAGTCAACCACTGTGGTGCCGCCATCCGATGCCTGACTTAGCACATTGTGGTAAGAGACCGGATTAGCACCCCCCTCTGTGCTGCGAATATATTTGGCGAGGTTATCGGCTGCATCATCACCGCCACCACCCTCTTGCGTGTGTAAAAGGATCAGATCAATTTTTGTATTGCCGCGACTCTGGTTATTCTTAGTCCAGTTCGCGTACTCATTAAAGTCTGGCCTATCGACCAAAACATCCCCCTCTAGCCTGTTATATAGCGCGACAGCCTCGGCGAAACGCTGGTCATAACGCTCAGGAAAGTCCGACTGCTGAACCTGCTGCGCGAAACTCCCCGGCGACCGCGACGCATCGTTATAAGGCAACTTCGCAAGCCGATCAAAGAACAACCCCGCCGATAGAGTCGGATTCATACACGTAGCACAATCCGCCCACCACCAGCCATAAGGCCCCATCACAATCTGCTGCTGGAACAGCCCCACCGAATAACCATCGTCACCCACCGCATCATGCGGATAATTGAACGACTCCGGCACCTTCCCATTGGCCCACATCTTTAACGCAGACTCGACTATCGCCGTCGCCAAACCAATCTGAATACCGCGCGCAGTAATCCCTCTACGCTTGCCCTCCGCGATAATTGCGCGGGCATAATCATCCCTAGACGCCATCCTTAGCCTCCCAAGCGGTAGGCTCAACACCCGGCGACAACAAAGCCGTATTCCAAGACAAGCCCGTATAGCGGAAACCCTCGCCATGCGGCACAAGGTTGTCCGTATCCATCCACGAAATGACCGGCGTCAAAGCCGTACCCTTATAGCAAGCAATCGTGTTAGACAAAAAGTTGTACTTAACCGAATAAACCTCACCATTAGCGGTAGTGTTATTTACCGGATCACCCCGATAATCCCAGCCAAGCGGCCCCTTGCCAGTAATAACATGCAGCTTGTTGTTAACAACACCAGTCTCAAACTGGATACCCAAATAATTCTCAAGCGCATAGTCGCCGCAGACAATCACGTTCAACTTACCGGCACCAACATTCAGCACCTTAAGGTTGATCGTCACAGAATCCATACTCATAGGCCAACGCCACCGAGCACACGCCGACGTAAACAGCGAATAATTCGGACCCATCGAAGGATCTTGCGAAATCAACTCATGCGTATGAATGCCAAGTGACCCCAAGCCATTACCAAGTGGCTGCCACATCGGCCCGATATACTTACCCCTGAAATCTGCCGTGTACTGACGTGCAGCATCCTCCGGCGAAATAACCTTAGACAACGGATAACGCGATTCCTTACGAACAACAATCCCGTACCTAAGCTTATGGACACGCCCATCCGGGTACGTCACCAAAATATCGAAATGCGTCCCATGCGGAAGCCCTTTGACCGCAGGCTCGTCCTCTGTAAAAGCAACTCCCGTAGCACCTATCCGGCCCTCAAACTGAGCCAAGACGGCCCCCACATCATCAGTAAAGACAAGCTGCGCTTCCGTTCCCTGCGGATACTTACCGCGCAACTGCCATTCGGGAATATCCAAACCAGACCCCGCCGACAAGCAAATAGTGTCCAGCGTAGGGTCAAATCCCAACACCTAATAACCCCCCTACGGCAATTAGACAGAGACGCCAGTAAGTCCCTCCGGCACCTCAATAAAACGGTCATCCTCGGCCACAGTCGAAAAACGCGACATAGCGTCAACAGACACCTTGTAAACAATTCCGTCCACAACAACTCCCCTGTCTTCAAAGGCGACAGTGGTAATACGGCTCTGCTCATCCACCACCGCGAAACGGCTGTCGGGCAGAACGGCCACAAGGCGAGACGCACTTGGTACATCAACAATCTCGCGTGGCCTGCCATCTTGAACCCACGTGGACGCCACAACGGCAAGGTCGGCAGCTGCCGCCAAGACCGCAGCTAGCGAGGCCGAAAAGGCAGCCGAAACCCCGAAGTCCGCAGAGGCGAGCCGGTTAACGACGGCTGCCGCTGTCAATGCAGCAGACACCGTTAGGTTCGCGTCCCCCACAGCACCAGAGGTCGCTTGCGGGTTAAGTCCGACTGCGACGTTCAGCGCCGCTGAACCATGCGTAGTGCGCCGAGCATCGGCGGACATGAAAGCCATCACGGCCAAGTCAGCCGACACCCGCGCAGACCGCTCCGCAGCCGCCGTGAACATCGCGGAAATCGGCAGCACCGCAGACCCCGACAAACCATTTGAGAGAGCTGCCGAAAGCACCGCCGACACCGCCAGCCCAGCACCAAATGACTGGCCCAGCGACACGGCAACCTGTGGAACCATCGTCACAGCCAAATCACCAACCAGAATCTTCGTCTTGGTGGTGTCAACATCTGTCGATACAGAGACAGCCAAATCCGCTGACCCGTAGGTAGTTCGGAAAGCCGAGCCGCCAAGCACAGTGTTTACGAACAGCGCAGACATAGCCTTGTGGTTATTCGTCGGCGTCATAGTGGGCGAAGCCGTCACACTCACATCCGCGCCCATTGACTGCCCCCGCGAACACCTAGCCGCCACCGCAGCTGTAACCGCCAAGCTGGCGTTAGCAGTCCACGCAATCGGCGCATACCAAGCGTAAAACCACACCCGGCCTGCCCCGCCAGGACGACCCGGCTTTGTGCCGATGGTGAAAATGCCTCCAGTGCCGGGACCGCCGCCACCACCAGGCGCACTGCCATCGGTATTGGCGGACGCCGAGCCGCCACCTGCATACGAATTCCCGTTGTACGCAATGTCTCCCGGCGACTCGCCAGGTGTGTCTTTTCCATTACCCGCATAAGCGCCAGCCCCGCCAGCGCCACCAGCAGCGGTAGTCGTCGCCCCATTGAACGTCGCAGTAGAAGCGCCACCAGGGCCGCCCGCCTTCTCGATAGGCCCAGCCGAGCCACTGCCTCCCACAACCCAATCAACATTCGGAACCGCCCACGAACCGCCATCTGGACGCACCAAAGTGACTGTCTGCCAAGTACCTTTCTTGCCGCCCTCTCCAGTAGTGTTCTGACCTCCGTCACCGCCACCACCGCCACCGCCACCACCGAGCAAGATCACGTCAACCCGATTCGCCTCGGGTGGCAGTGCATATGAACCGGAGCCAGACGTATAAGTAGTCAGCCCCAACGCCACTTACGCCGCCAAAGGCCCCAACGTCACACCCGCAGAAACAAGCGTCAACGTGTCCGTCGCAACCACATTGCGAGGCGCAGCCAACGGGGCAGACCACAGAAAATTCCCCGCCGTCGCATCATCCCAGAACGACACATACTTAATCGTCTCCGTCGCCGTCATCGTGAATTGCGGATTGGTACCAGTAAGCACGATCGCACCATTCGCAGCGGGCGAGTACGCTACCTGAATCCGGGTTGCAACAACCGATGCATTCGCAGTCCCGTTAGGACCCGGATCATCCAAATGCAACTTGGCATAGATCCCCGGCGGTGGCGCAAAGGCCGCACCCCTAAGAATGTTTAGCCATTTATTAGCCAAGTTAACAGCACTCAAGCCGCTAGCCATAAATACCCCTATTCAATTGTTATTTAATTATGAAACGAAAGCTACGGCTTTATATTGCCATTAGCATCTCTGACCTCGGCCTCAGCCCAAGTCGCAACCTGTAAAACGATCTCATCATTCTGATTCTCTGCCATTACATGTCCTTACAGTCAATAACAAAAGACCGGTCATCCTGGCGCCCGCCAGCCGTCGTCACATGAACCGTGACTTGGTAAGACGAGCCCGCGACACCGCCCGACAACCAAACTGTCACCTGGGAACCTGCGAATGAAACAGAGTCCACTTTCAAAGCGCCAGTCGGCGTAACAGTAGCCGCGACCTCAGAAATAGAGTCGCCCATTTTCGTAAGCCACGGCCCCCAATCCACGGTCCAATCCAAGACCGCCTGCGGATCTTTCTTAAACTTCCCCAAGGTCGCTACAAGCGCCACCTAAGCCCCCAATCTAAAACAACCCAAGCCAGCGACGAACTCGCGTCTTAACAAGCCACCAGCTCACAGACAACCTCACCCGCAATTCATAAATTCGGTTCACCGGTCCTCCCAGTCCGCAACCTCATCAAACGGGCCATAGTGCCCGCCATTATCAATAGTCATTACCGCCCACGACATAGGCCCCGAAATATCCTCGCGCTTAATAGCAACTGCTGTATCCGACACCTTCACAGATCCACGGGCGTAGGTATCAATAGCCACATCTCACCTACCCGACAAGCTCATAACCAGCGCGCAACAACGCGTCGGCATGCGACTCGCAGTCGTCGCAACTAAACAAAGGCGTCATACCATTAGCCGGATTATCGTCAGCATCAAGAACAGTTGCATTACCATCCGCCAGGAATACGTCTACCCGCTTAGGCATATGAGACTGTGCCACAGGAACAACGATCCCCAACGTCTGAGCAAGCGTGCCCGGAGAATCCAATGTAGGAACCGTCACGAGTAGATGCTTTCCGTCCGAGCATTCATAAAAATTCGTTGTCGGACAAAACTGCGACAGACCCTCAGCCTTTAGTTTCGCAGTACCCAATATTCCCCCTACCTGTAAAGAATCCATACGACGCCAGCACCACCCGGACCGCCAGCGCCATTAGTCCCAGCGCCCCCGGTCGGGCTATTCCACGCATTGCCGCCAGCACCGCCGCCGCCACCAGGGAACCCGCCAGCGCCACCATCGCCGCCATTGCCGCCACGGTTAAAGGACGGTGGAGAGTTACCGCAGCCCCCGCCGCCGCCACCACCGCCACCGCACTTAACAAGCGCGCCAACAGAAACACTGCCACCAGGCGAACCCGGCCTACCGTTACGGTCGGAGCTACTAGGCCCCGGCCCGCCCCAAGCACCACCAACCGCTGCCGGGGTGGCCTCCCCGTTCAAGCCCGAGTAGACCTTGCCGTCAGCCATATTGCCGCCCGCGCCGCCGTTACCTGGCCGCGAATCAGTAGCGGAATAGCCGAACGTATCCACCACGCCACCAGGCGACCCGTGAGGCCCCGAATCCGCCAACACAGTCCCGGTATAAGAACCATTGCCAACCCGCACCCGTGAACGGCTCCCCGCAGCGCCAACCTCAATGTCCAGTACGGCAGGCAAGGAAGCAACGTCAAGCTTCTGCACGATGTACGACCCCCCTAGCCCGCCAGCAGACCGCGACGCACTATGCGTCACGCCAGCATCACCCGGCATACCGCCGCCAACCAGAATCGCGTAACACTCAGACAAGGGCGGCTTCGCCCAATTCGCCACCGATGCTGTAAACGTCACCACGTTAAAAGGCGCAATGATCCGATCCCGCATAGCCGACATCGCCGCCAACACATCATCCGCAGAACCCGTGCCGCCAGAACCAAACCAGCCGTTAAAGATCCCCTTAGCAACGCCCGTCAACTTAGAGCCGGCCGAATTAGCGTCGTCCGCCATTCCGCTTAGCTGATCAGAGAGTTTCTGCCCCGGCGTAGATCCCTGGACATTCGACGGCGGAATAGCCTTCAAAGCCTCTCGCACATCATCCGCAGTCGCCAAAATCCCCCCAAATCACCTGTAAAAAAGCCAAACAACACCAGCGGCACCAGGCCCACCAGCGCCGTGGCTCCCACTTCCGATCGACGCGTTAATGCCACGGCCCCCGCCGCCGCCACCGCCACCCCCGGGGTAGCCACCTGGACCGCCGGGGCCACCGTTACCGGCACGTTGACCAGCCGAGAAGTTGCCGGTACCGCCCGAGCCCCCGCCGCCGCCACCGCCGCCACCGCACTTGGTGACAGCGGAAACCGAAGCATTGCCACCCGCGCCGCCCGTTCCACCGTTCGAACCCTTATCCGCCGCAGCAGCCCCACCGATGCCACCAGCCGCCGCAGGCGTAGCGCCGCCAGCCGTGCCAGCAGTAGTCACATCTGACGAACCCTTAGCGCCCATGCCGCCGCTACCCGGAAGCGAAGCCGTGCCCGTGTAACCGAACACGGAAGCTTGACCCCCCGCATAGCCAGGACCACCAGACTCGGCCAAAACCGTTCCCGTAAAAGAACCATTGCCAGCGCGCACCCTCGACCGATTACCCGCCGTCGCAACCTCGATATCCAAAGTCGCGGGCAGCGTAGACGGATCAAGCTGCACCACCGTGTACGACCCATGCAGTCCGCCAGACGACATCGCATCGTCATTACCGTTAGCGCCGGTCTGCCCGCCACCAACCAAAATCGCAACGAACTCAGTACAATTCGGCTTAGCCCAGCTAGCGGTAGATGACGTAATGGTTGAAACGGTGTAGCCGCTTATCACGGCATCCTTAACAGCCTCAATCGTGTACTGCACTTGCTCTGGATCAGTCGTACCAGGCGGTGCGCCGAACCAGCCCTTAAAGATGTTCTCCACGATGGAGGCAGCTTTGTTGGCCAAGTTCAGCAGATTCGCGGCCAGCGAGGACAGAAAGCTAACCAGCCCAGTAATATTGGCCTGCGGAATATTCTTCAAAGCCGCCAGAACATCCGAGGCGCTAAACCCTGAACCCAGTAATCCCAACGCGTTACAAATCGCGTCGGCAATGGCACCTCCTGCCTGCCACAAGGCGGAAGCTAGACCACTAATCATGGACATCGCGAACTGGCCAGAAACGATCTTCGACGCATCGATACCGGGAATCACCGCAGCCGCCAACAGGCCAACAACCTTGCCAGCGTCCAAATGCGATGCAGCAGTCAACAACTGACCAATCCAGTCAATCACCTGGTGATCAGTCGAACCAGTAATACCCGTCAGCGCATCCCGCAGCCAGCCCAACCCCAAGAATGAATCGACCGCCTTCTCAAACGCCGTCGCAAGGTCATTCCAACGCTGAGTCACAAACGCGGCAAGCTCAGCTAGGCCGCCCGACTGCCCGGTAATCGCCTTAGTAATAAGCGTGATGAACTGCCCAAGATCCTTAAACCCGTGCAAGATATTGGTGAAAAAGGTCAAAGATGCTTGTTGCCAGGATGTTTCACCCTGAACTTGGTTGCGGTAGTAGTCCGTGACGTTATCCCGCGTCCGCCCCGCCAAACCCGACAAATCGGGGGCATTCCCCTTGCCATCAACCCAATTAGCAAGCCAGCCGCCAGCATCCAAACCGGCAACACCGCTGGGCATAGTCATTAGAGATCCCCCCTCTCCAAACGCTCACGCGCGGCGCTAAGCCGCGAGACGCTATCCAGCAGCCGCCCCTCGAACTCCTTAATCGCCTTCTCGTGATCCCCTGGCTGTACCGCCGCCACCTCGGCCGCAATCGCCGGAAACTGATCAACAGCCATCGCGGCCACGTCCGCAATAACCTCTTCCGGACGCGAATCCGTAAGCCGCCCAACAGAAAAGTTGCTTAGCGGCCCCCCTGCCTGCTCAATCCACTTCGTCTGCTTGTCCGCGTGGAACCGACACCCGAAGTCCCACAACATCTGAGAAAGCGCCGGCCAACACGGTGACGGCACTAGTGGCTGATTAGGGAACTTGCCCCCGCCCCCTCGCGGATCAGGAATACCCGCCGCGAACATCCACGCGAAAGCCTCCTCCGGATCATCCATATCGGACTCTGCCTGAGTCTTAGCCATTAAATTATTTCCCCCATTTACCTAACTCTGAACCAAATGGACACCCACGTTGTTCAGAGCCTCACTCATCTTTTTAGCCAAGCGAGCCATACGCTCACCGACAGACATAGCGCGATCAGACTTACCGGCTTTCAACACCCACGAAAGCGGATGCTTACCGTCCGAGTGATCCCACGCCGCCGTCATTTCCTCCAATTGGTTAACCCAAATAATGTGCTCAATTCCCTTGGACTGGACAGTTGAACCGAGCCGCTGCCCAATATCGATATGCAGACCGGGAATAATCCACGAGTCATGCAGCGCCATTAGATGCGTGGTCTCGGAACGGCCCACAAGGAACCCGCCTCGCAGCGCAGCAAGCGCCGATAAAGACCAAGAGTTGTTCTCAGCGCCTTGCTGGTACAGCTCCATGTAATGAACCCAGCCAAGCTGAGTTGCACGGCCAGTGTTTTTCCATTCAAGCCACGCCGCGATGGTGCCGACAATGAATGGCATAATCACATCGGCCGCGATGTTTCCCGCACTAGAGAAGCCGCCAAGCAAGAAATAACCGAGCAGATTCCCAACAGTTTCGATCACTAGTTTCGCGATAGCATCTGCCGCCGGATTATCGCCACCAACAACAACCGATACGTTCTTTGCAGGCCCCCACGACAAATCGCTCGACTCGATAGGCGTCCACTCGTTATCGCGAACAACCAACCAAGGCATTTTCGCCATGGTCGCCAACCAGCCAGTCTGGTAATACTCGTCAGGCTGCAACGTCTGGTCATCACTAACCACACTCAGCGTGTCCTCAATAAACCCGCCGCCATAGGTGATAATCGAACGCACGAATCCATCCAGGATCGTGCCCTGAAAAAACGTGCCCTCAAGCGCAGTTGCATTCGAGTTGTCAACAACTTCGAACACCAAGGCCCCATTGGCAACATGCCCCGTAGGCGCACTAATAAGCCCCTCGACCGTCTCGCCCTCATCAGACAGAACACGCCGATAAGTCATCGTCAACTGCGCATCGTCCAGAGAGTCAGCGATGACAGAATCGATCGGATTCATGCGGGCAGACAAGAAAGTCCACAATGTCGAATCGTCTAGCAGCCATGGACTGCACTTAATGTGCGTCTGCCACAATGACCAGTCAATCGTCGTCGCCCAAGAGCGCAAGTCGAATGGATCATCGGGCAGCGTGAACGGATGCCCCTCTACGCGAAACAGGTTTATAAAAATTAGAGCGGAAATACACCATTTCGCCGGACCGGCTAGCGCGAAAATGCGAGGAAATTGGAACAACGGGATTGGCAACAATGGATTTGGAGGTGCGAGCAAATATTGCAAATGCGTTAGGTCGTCATTAAAGGTGACTTCCAAATACTTGACGTGATCTTTACCCTTAACCGTCCAATGGTCCAAGAGCCCTGACCAGCGCTTTTTGCCACCGTAGAAGTCCACCGTAATAACGACGTTCTTCTTATATTCAGGATCATTCGGAAGCCGTTTCAACCACATCGACATGTAGTGGTCATCCCGCAATTCCAAAACACCCTGAGTGGGCGTGTTGTTCTTGAACGGGAATGAACCTCTAATCGAGTCGTCGTAATCGACGCGGCCCACATACACCAGTCCGGGAGCGCCGGTTGGGTCATTCATCCAGAACCGGATAAGCGGCTTAGCCCGCCTAAACGCGTGATGCCGCGCCCTCTCAGCCTCGGCCTTAGCCTCAACAGCCTTAAACGCCTTCCACGGATCGTTTCCGTGCTCCGACATCAGCTCTACCCAGCTGCTCACAACGTCACCCCCGGTCGCGACCACGGACGCGAAAACCAGCGCGGGACAGTCAATTTGCAAGCCCCACCCTGCGGCGCATCCTTCAACTGCACTGGGATGTCCCCGCCCTTACCCGGCATAAGCGGATACAGCAGGTCATTGCCTTTCCAGCGATGCTGAGTAGGCATTCCATTAGCAGAAATAAGTGTCTGAACACGCGGATCGGAGTCAGCCGAAACATGCTCGCCCGCAACCAAACTCGGCAACGGAACGGTGCGGCCCAAATCCTCAAGCCCACGCGAATACATATCGTTCGCCCAAGAAAAATCCGGAAGAATCCAGCGGCCAGGGGCGGTAACAACCCACCGCAACCACACCGGCACATCGCCGTCATTCCGAACCGGGAAAGTCGTCAAATCCTGCGTATGCAGCGTTTCCCAGATATATTCCTTAGGCTCCTCCTGCCAATACGGAAACGTCGAGGTAACCGTCATGACAATTGGGTTATCCGCTGTAATATGCGGATCTTTTTCGTAGTACGGCTTAGGTTCTTCCATTAACCGCACGTTCAAATAGCGCGTGCCATCGCTAGTAGTAACCCTTAGCGTTGACTGCTCGTCGTAATCCCAGGCCCACCGCCACGCAGAATCAACTGACGCCCACGTATCAGGGTCTTCGTCCCACGCCTGGACAGAGAAAACAATCTCTCGCCGCTGAACACGTTTACCTGCGTATTCCTCACCAAAAGGCCCCGGAACATACATTGTCTTAACGGGAGCGTCGTAGAACTGCTGCAAATTTGGAGAAAGGGTCACCCCCTGCTTCCCCATACCAGGACCGGACAGCACCCAATGCGAACCGTCCCGCCCCGTCAATTCAATTTTCAGGAAATCGGTCACTCTATTTAGTTGTCTCCCCCACAAGAAAACCCCGCCCAACCGAAGCCAGGCGGGGTCTCCCCGTGATTAGTTATTCAGTTATCGCATAGGCAAAAGCGGTGCCTGCTGCTGAGCCTCGCGGCGCTGCTGGCCCTTGTAGAACTCGTCATAGTTGGCCGTATGAATGTCGCCGTAATTGTTGACAATTCCCGGCCCACCCTGACCGCCCGAAGACTGCGGAGGCCCCGGCAACACCGGAGCGCCGTAAGCGCCCTGAGTAGTTCCACCGGTCAACGTGCCAACCATCAAGCTCGACAAAATATTGACCGCACCAGAGGCCACCTGGCCCGCGATCTGCGCACCCGCAGCCGCCATCGACCCCGCCGCACTCGCGCCAGCTCCAGCACCCGGAGCGCCAGCACCAGCCACAGAACCGGCAGCCGAAATCGCGGTAGACAACGCACTACCAATCGTTGACGCCGCGCCCTGAATACCCTTCGTAAGCCAAGGCGCATTGTGATCCTGATTAGTAGGCGCGGCACCCAAGATCGAACGCGGGTCTTGCTCAGCCGTAGCCCCCTCCGGAGCCTCGGCACCCGGCGACGAACCGCCACCGCCAACACCGCTCAACGCATTTCCGATACCAGACATCGCGTCCCCAACGGTCTGTACCGCCGTATCGGTCTGCGGGGCCTGCGACTGAGTAGCCGCCTGCGCACCCTGCTGGCTCTGAGCTTGCGCCTGCGCCGACTGTTGAGCCTGCTGGGCCTGCGGCCCTTGCGGATCAGGAATCGGCTGCGGAGCAGCCTGTGGAGCCGGGGCAACCATCCCAGGAATAAGGACCGGCCCACCCTCGTCGAAACGAGGCAACTTGCCCTCATTCAGAGCATGGAGCATCCCAGCCCCATACTTGGACACAGACGATGCCTTAACGATGAACTCGCCGTTAGAAACCCGCGCAAGCATCGAATCAGACGTGCCAGTGCCAGGGCCGGACAACAAACCGCCAGCCGCATAACCAGCCGGGAAGTACGCCCAGTTAGTGAAAGCGCTTGCGTTATAGCCCTGCGCCCCCGACCCAACCGCAATCGGCTTACCGAATGTAGACGCCTCAAAGTTCCGGCCATCGGGCAACGTACCCGCCGTGTGACTCCCATTCCAGCCAATCCGCAGAGTTCCCGCAGGAGCTTGCGACGGATCGGAAATGATCACCGCGCCCTTAGCGCGCAGCGTGTCACCCTCGGTACCAGTACCACCAGAACGCCCCGAGAACTGCTTACCGGTATAGGCATCCGCCACATACATCACCAAGCCGGAGCAATCCGTACCATCCAGCGTTGAGCCGCCCCACGTGTAAGGCTTGCCGGCCATCGACTCGGCCATAGCCGCCGCACGTGCCGCAGCCGGTTGCGCTGACATAGCCTGCGCCGTACCGCCCTCAAGCAGTGCAGACGTGCTACCCGCCAACGGATTCGGAGCTAGGTTCTGTAGCGCCTGCGCCTCGGGGTTAGCCGCCTGACCCGGTGCCATTCGATGAGTGACGCCACTAAGCCCTGACTTAAACGCGTTGAAGTACGACAGGTCAATGCCAAAGAAGCTTGCAACGAACTGCAACAGAATCTCGCCGAGCTGGCTAAGGATGCTGACTGGCTGCAAATTCTCCGGCAGAGATGCCAAGCCCAACTGCTGCTGTGGCACCAGCGCGTCCTGTGGCACCTGTGCGCCCATGTCGGGTCCAGGCAATGCCGAATACTGGCTACCGCCAGGTACAGCGATACCCAAACCATGCCGAGTCTCAACAGCGGTAGGAACCTGCGGAACGTTCGCCCCAGTACCAACACCCCTGTCACCCAACCCATCCGGCAACGCGGTATACGAGCCCGTAGCCGGGTTGTACAAACCTGGGTTAGACATATCCGGCATCGGGGTAGGAGCGGGCGTAGCCGCAACGCCCGGAGCTGGCTTAGTCCCGTACCAGTCCTTTGCGTAATTGCTCGCAGCGGGACCAGGATTCGGAACAACCGTCCGATCCACCGGTTGATAAGGCTGCTTAGGTCCGACCATGACAGGCCCGCCCTCGTCAAACCGAGGCAGTTCCCCATCGTTGATCGAATGCAACAGTCCGAGACCATATTTCGAGACAGACGACGCCTTAACGATGTACTCGCCATTGGAGACGCGAGCCAACATCGAATCCGAGGTGCCAGTACCAGGCCCAGACAAGAGTCCGCCAGCCTTATGCGCACCAACGTAGGGGCCAAAGGGCTTACCGCCCGCATACAGCTCGAAACGGTCCCTAGTCATCGTGACCTGAGACCGCAGCCCACCATCCAGCGGCTCTACCGTGCCACTGTTAGCCTCAACATCTTTGACAAGTTGCTCCGGCAACTGAGCGAACGGAGTGTTTAGCACAACCGCGCCGCCACCCCTGACCGGATCACGGTAAGCCTTATCAACATTCAAGCCACGGAACGGATTGTCTGGCTTAAGAGTTACCTCCCCACCACCGGCAGCCGCGTTGTTCCTACGGATGTCGGTAGACACCTCATTAGAACCAGCGACATTGCTACGTACCGCGCCGGCCACCTGAGAGGCAGACTGGGCCTGGTCGCCCAAGCCTGGCAACACTCGCTTACCCATACGGTTCGCGCCCTGCTGAATGTCAGCCAGCGTGTACGAATCCGGATGCAGCGAAGCTGGCCCGCCACCTGGAATTTGACCGGCCGCGAACGCCGCATTGAACTTGTCAATGGCCTGCTGATCGCCACCCAAAGCCTTAGCAAGAACATCGGAACTAATACCGACCTTCTCGAAAGCCTCATGGTTCTTTTTCCAGTAGTCCGTCCCAGTAAGCGCACCCTCGGTGATCTTGTCCAGACGGCCCAACTCTGCGTTGCGCGCCGCCTCCTGTCGCGGAGTAAGGATCTGCCCCAGCTTGTTTCGGTCGATACCGACCTTCTCGGCCTGCTTCGGAATGTCGATCGAATCACCACGCCAACCCGACTCGGGTTTGTACTCACCCAACGCGTTTAGCTTGTCAATCAAGCCCTGATTCGTCAGCTCGCCGGTAAGACTGTTCAGCTCCGACCGCAACCGCCGAATCTCATCTGCGTGACGACTAGCCTTAGTAGCGGCCATGTCCTGCTTGTCGGCCAGCGTGTACAGAATCCCACCCGCTGCCACCGATGCGACAGCCAAAGCACCGCCCGTGCCAAGCACATTCGCCAGCACGCGCAGCTTCCCAGTGAAGCCCTTGCCCTCGCCAACAGACTTCACAACGTTCCGGAAGTCCATATCAATTAGGCCAAGAGCCCTATTCACGCCCTGGAAAACCGGAGAAAGTGTCCGCCAGCCAAGAATCGCGTAGGTAATCGCGGCAGCCAAGCCAGGCACACCGGCCAACAACTGAGACACAGTACGCAGAACCGGCAATACCGTTCCGCCCCAGGCCATTACACCGTCTTTGACGTTCCTGACAATGGCCCACACATCGCTAAGAACCGGCTTCCACCGCTCAAACTCGGCGCGTGCATCCAAGAAGAACTGCCGAACCTTGTTATGCCCCTCAACGGTTTTCAGATACTCCGAGAGCCGCTTAGTTCCAGACTCCAAGCTAGACAACAGGCCCTTACCGTTAGATCCAACGAAAATGTCGCTGATCGTGTTCATAATCGAACCGATGTTGATCAGCGAGTTACCAAGATCCCTAAGAGACTTCTCCCCACGTGAAATCCAACGATCCAACGATCCGTCAGCAGACGCCCGCTTAATGAACGTGTCGAACCGCCGCATGACATCGCCAAACGCAGTCGCCAACCTCGGCAGATGCGAAGCACCAACCGTGGACAACCGCAAAAACGCGTCCACCATGGGATTGATCGCGCCATCAAGTCGCTGCTGCGCGTCCGCAGTGCTACCGAAAATGGATTCGATCATCGACAAATTGCTGCCCTGTCGAAGAGACGCAATCGCAGTCTTAAGGTTCGAATTGATACCCGACGCAATAGAAGTCAGTCCCCGGTTGAGCACCGGCAGTCCGACCTCGCCAAGCTGGCGCACATCTTCACCGAGCCCTGCAAACAAGCCATCCTGGACGCTCTGCCGCAACGTGTCCCACTGCCCAGACATCGCGGTCAGCTGAGTTACAAAATTGCGGGCCTCCGGCGACAGACGCCCCATCGCGTCTTGCCATTCCTTAAGCGCCCCAGAAGATTTTCCAGCCTCTTCCGAAGCAGTGGACAGCCTGTTAAGCGCTGCCACAACGTTGTCACTGTTCCGGACACCCTTAGCGTTGGCCTCGGCCACATCATCAATCAGCCGTGCATTCCGTCGCCGCGTCTCCGCAAGCCGAGCCTCAGACTTTTGGACATTCAGGTTGTCCCGCTGCATCTGCAACGCCGACTTGCCGAAGGTCTTAGCCGCCTCCTGCCGGGCCTCCTGAACGTTCAGCACCGCCTCGGCCTCATCAAGAGGCGCATCACGCAACTGCGAGTTCAAATCCTCCAAGTTGCGCTTGGCGTCCTTAACAGCCCTATCCAGCTGCAACGTCGCATCAGCCACGTTCCGGTTCGCCTGCACCTGCTGGCGCGCAGCATCCGCCGAATCCTTCTGCGCATTCGAATACGCCTTAAATGCGTCAGTAACTCCACGGGTACCCACCGCCAAAGCGCCGACACTGGACGCGACGCCAGAAAAGATGCCCGGAAGCAACAGGGCCGACTGCCCCAGTTCCACAACAGATGTATTTAGGGCTGCCAAAGCCACCCCAAGCTGACTTAGTTGCGTAGCACCCGCAACCATGATGTTCAGCTTGAGACCCTTAAGCATGTCCGCCTTAAGATCCTGATAAACATGTCGAATCTCAGTCAGCGGCTTTTTAGCGTCGAACCTAAGCTTTACCTGCAAATCAATCGGGTCACGCTCCGCAAGCTCTTTCGCCGCCTTAATCTCGGCAAGAGCCTTCGCCGTCTGCGCCTTAACCTCGACACTGACCGACTGCTCAACTGTCGCCAATTGAGCCCGCAATCGACTGCGGAAATCCTTCAACGAAGGAACAATGTGAACCGATGCCTGCGCGGCAACAAATTCAGCCGCCACAACAGCCCCCTATATTCAATATTCAGTTATAAAAAGATCATTTGTAATTCAACTCGGCCGCTCTAAGGCCACGCTCCATAGCCGCCTCAAGACCGGTTTCCTGCTTATCCGCCTTACGCCTCTTACGTTCCTTCTCGGCGGGGATAACAGGACGCGGGTAGTACTTAACGTCCGGAGCACCCGCCGACCTCGACGCAATCAACTGGTCAGCAATATTGGTCAACGCGTCAATCTCCGCAGACCACCCGAACAACGGCGGAGGACCAGGCTCCCAATCAGACTCCGGAGCCGACGCCTGCAAGTCGATCACCTGCGGGTCTGTCAACGCCGCAGCCTGGCAGTACGACCCACGCTTGCCATTGCAGGTCTCGTAGAACCGGATGAACTGACCCCAATCCCGGCGAGACGCATAGTCAGTGACACTGGTACGGCACTGAGCGCACCGACACGGGGCCGCGAAGTAGTCCAAGGCATTGACGCCGAGCAAGTGTTGAAAATCCCACTCAATCGCGCGCCAATACCTACCGACCAACTCAGCGACCGTGCCTATTTTCCCTTATCGCTATCCCCGAAGAAGTGCGCATTGTACTTCTCCATAAATTTGTTCCACAGCTGAACAGGTCGGTTATCGAACAGCTTCATAGCCTCTGCATATGCTGAGCCAAAGATGATCTTCTGAGCCTCTTCCTCGGTCGTCGCCTTCAAAAGGTCCGACACCTGCTTTTTGGTCGGGCACTTAAGCGTGATCTTATTCGTAACCTTCAAAGGCTCGGGAACCCGCACCGACTCAACCAACTCAGCGAAGAAATCGCTAACAGCGTCCTCAACAACCTTCAGATCGCGGCCAGAAATCCCCTGTGCACCCATTACTAGTTTCCCCCTATAAATGTGTATAAATGTGTAGAAAAGAAATAGGGGGAGCAACCCGGCAAGGCCACTCCCCCTATTCCCTCGCCTAAGTAACCGTTACGGTCACCGAAGCCGACTTAGCTCCCTTAGTCGCCGTAATGCTCGCCGTACCAGGCGCAACACCCGTCACCAAGCCCGAAGCCGAAACAGACGCCTTATCAGACGCAGACGACTTAAACTTGCAATCCGGCGTGTAGTTGATCCCGTTATCGCCCTGCACAACCAGCTGCACCGTGTGCGACGCACCCGAAGCAACCGTGACAGACGGCGTAGGCGGCGAAACCTCAAGCGCCGTCAACGAAGCCGCGAAACCAGCCTTATCGATGATCGAACGCCAACCCGGCCCCGCGAACCCCTGAGCCACCGAATAACCAACCGTGTCATCACGGAAAGCCTTCAACGTAGGCTTGTACTCAATAACGTTGTCGTCATTAAGCGTCTGGTTGTCCAGCTTGTCCAGCTTCACCTTAGGCAACAGCCAGTAGGTCCAAAGCTCCTCGTTGTTCCGGTCATCCAAACCGCACAAAATCGCACGGTAGTAGATGTTCTTAGGCACCTTAGGAGCCTCAAGAACAATGCCACCAAACGGCGAAGGCGTGACATCCGAGAAGTCCTCGGTCCAAATCAACTCAAGAACATTGCGCTGATTCTGGAACATCGAGAAATCAAACGTCGTCGTACGCTTCGAAATAATCGACCGAATCGGGTCCGGCTCACCGAACGCCTCAATATCCTTGGAATCGAACTCGTTACCAAGCGTAAGACCGGCCTTCTTCTCGAAATGGCCCACAGACTTGTAACCAGCAGGAATAGACAACGAGCCGTCCGTAGGATCTTCCAACGTCAAAGCCGGAGTCACCGAATACGGAGCAAGGAACACCGTCAAATTAAGAGGCGCAATCGCAAGATCTGCCTGCGCATCCTTCAACGTGTAAAAATCCATATTTAGTTGTTCTTTCTGTATTCAGTTATGAATGTCGCTAAATCAGAGGGCAGCGACTTCCCTCAAATAGTTATCGCGCGAACGCAAACCAACACTTACCCTGAACTGGCAATTAACTACGCGGGTATCCAACTGCTGATTAGGCATCAACAATTGCGGCCCCAACACCTCTTCAACCGTGTGAATCTGGGCCGTGAAACCATCGGCCATTGTGAACTTGTACCCCTGCATAGGCAGAAGTACCGCTCGCACAACCGACATAACGTCCCACGACTCATCACGTGAATTAGTGACCGCCGTAGCTTGGATAAAGCACTCATCGAAACCACGCTGCCAATCAACCCGACCGCCCGGCATGCGAAAGAACTTCAACACAGGATCAGGCTGCACCTGATCAAGCCAGTCTTCCGGAGTCCAACACCCCGACTCAATATCGGGAAACACTTTCGTGAAAATATCGATCATCAAATTCTCGACGTTCACGAAATTGCTTTTGAACCACCCTGGGAGTGTGACCATGAAACCCCCTAATTACATCCGCAGTGCAAGCACCGCTTCCCGCAGATCGTTATGCGCCTGGAACTGCTCCTTAGTAGGAGAACCGAAGTTGTGCAGAACCCCGTAATAGAACGGTGCACCCTTCCAGGTCTTAGCGGCCAAAAGACCACCAACAGTCACAATCGCAACCTGACGGTCCTTCTTATGCCCACCATCCGGCAACACCCGAACCTCACCAGACCTCGACAGATCACCAGTGCGCTTAGCAACTTTCGCCGCATACAACCGCACCACCTCCTCACCGATATGCGCCAAGTAGCCACCCAGCACCGGAGAGGTATTCATCCACCTAGCAGCCCCCGCGTTGTACGCAGGCACATCGATGTCATCAAGCAGATAACCACCGCCAGGCCCCGTCTTAGCAGCCACAGCGATACCCCCTTAGCCGTTATCCGATTCCAACAGGTGAACCACGTCCTCATCCAGGAAAGGATCACCGCCGAAAGGCTCCGGCTCATCCCACATGACCGGCCCGACAATGAACTTCTGACCGTTTTTCCGAACAATGCGATCACGAACCTGAACATCGGTGCCCTTACGCACAAACAAAGTCGCACTAATCTTGTTGGACTCGCCCCGCAAGTCCTTGAAGAAAGCCCCGCGACTCGTCCCCCAACCAATCAGACCTTGAATAGTGCCGTGAGGCTGCTTGTTCGGATTACCGTACTTATCCGAGCCACCCCGGATAACCGTAAGAGTCTCAGAAATGGTACGAATCCTCCCAACCAGGCTCATCGCGCCGGTAGTAGGGAATTGGGTCGCCACCCGCCCCGTCGATTAGGAACCCGTCTTTACCGAACGCATACGGATCAACTGTGGTATCCGACCTGCCGAACTTCACCGTGAACAGACCACCCCCGCCACGGAACCTCCGCAGAATCGCCAACTCCGCCGGCAAGAACGCCCCATCCGGCGGCTTATCGTAAGTAACCGAAAACGGTCCCTTATCTTTAGAAACCACCCGGTCAGGGTTACGCAGCTCGCGCTTAGCGGCCGACAACACCACCCAATGCACATCCTCGGGAGCGGACGCGGGGTCCGGCCACGATTGACCGGAATACCCCCGCGCCCACGCAGACACCATGCTCAGAACAAACTCGGCCTGGCCGCGCTGCTCTGGAGTGAATGTCACACCCATCAAGGTCTGTAGGTCATCAACAGTCGCCAATGCACCCACAGCGACCGTCCTAGACCACGTTCGCCGTCACGGTGGCCGTCACAGCAGCCCCGCCCTGCGGTGGATTGTAGGTAGCGGTAATCACCGACGTGCCGGTAGCGACACCCGTGACCGTTCCGTCAGCCGCAACCGTGGCCTTAGCCTCGGTGCCAGACTTGAACGTTGACTTAGCCGTCACGTCAACACCATTCGAGTCCAGAACCTTCACCTTTGCGGTGTTGTTCGGACCCGCAGCAGCCGTAACCGTCAATCCCTGGTTAGGGATAGAAATGCCCGTAGCCGCCAGCTGCAAACGCACGCCACGCACGAAACGTCCATCACGCTCCAAAACCACCCGTGAGCCGACATACGTATCGAGCAACGACCGGTCAGCCAAGTTGTCGAAGTCGTAGTCAGCCAGCCAACGGAACGCCGCGTTAGAAGCCGCGTACGAGCCGTAAGCGTTGATAGCCGTAGAGAAAGGCTTCTTAGGTGCACGGTTAATGTAGATGAACGCGTTGCGCTGCCACTCGAAAGCCTCGTCCGGCTTCAAAGCGTTAGAACGCAACACCGGCAGACCGGCCACGTTGCCGATGTGAGCCTGACGCAAGGCGTCGGCCTGCTCGGAACCCGTAGCGTCGTAACGCCGGAACTGCGGATCTTTCAGCAACGCAGACTCGACAGCCGAACCAACGATCATCACACGGTCGTTGTATTCGACATTCTCGTCATTCAAAGCACGCCGAGCATCCACGAATGCCGGGAACGTGTCCTCTGGATTAATCCAATGCGTATCCTGATACGGAGCCGAAGAAATCAGCTTGTACAAGTAATTCTCGATACCGTAAGCGACACCACCGACCTGAGGCACAATAACCTGCTCGATGAAATCTTTAATATCCAACGTCAACTGCTCATCAGTCAACGTGACAGCGTTGTAGATAACGTCATCCAACGTGACAGGGAAGCTGGTCTCGGTTAGATCATCCATAACCACCTTGCGCTCAGCGCCAGTGCCACGGAACTTACGAGTACGCGAATCCATAACCGCGCCGACACGCACATTGATCGTGTCATTCGCAGAACCCCCGAAATCGCCCAAAGCGTTCGCAAGAACGTAATTAGGCAAAACGATCTGCCGACGCAGAACCTTCACAGCCGTCTCAATCACTAGTGACGGCTTAACAAAAATGTGAGACAAAAGTCTCCCCCCGATTCTTTATTTAGTTGTTCAACAATTAGTAAGACGACTGCGGAAACGCGGAATAAGAAAGCGACTTCAAAATGTCGTCGGCAGTCAGGTCACCCGGATCGGCTGCATCGCCCGTAGGCGTCACAGTCGTACGAGTCGGCCCCTGCGGAAATCCGCCCTTGGTCTCTGCCTTACCGGGCAGAACACCCTTAAGAGCCTCAATATCGGCAAGAATTTCCTCATCCGTGTCCCCACGAACCCGATCCCAAAGCGCACGCGGCAACTCATGCTCCTGCGCAAGATCAAACACCTGGCGCTCACGCTGCAACTTGGTCAGTTCACCGGCCCTCTCAGACGCCAATTTCTCCGCGTCCTCTAGCCGTTTCTGTAGCTTCTCCGACTCCGAAAGCTTCTCGGTCTCGAAAGCCGCGATCTTGTCCTCAAGAGACTTGATCGTCTCGCCATACTTCTTAGAGCTAGCCTTCTCGGCACGCTCCAACCGCTTTGTCAAAATAGCGTCGAGAGCTTCTTGCGACGTGATGGCCTTAAACTCACCACCGCCAGAGCTAGCGCCGCTTTCAGATCCCGCGCGGACATCTGAACCTGCACTATCAGCCGCAGACTCAGCCGCAGCCACACCACCCTCTGTCGTCGTCAAATCAAGATCACTCATTAGAAAAATTCCCCCACAAAACCCGGCCAATAAACGAGCGCGGCCGTAACGCCCCCCTAGACTGCTTCTAGTAAAGAAAGCGAACGGTCATAAAAACGAACGTTCGCCGAATCAACTGCAAACCCGGCAGAAATAAGCGCCTCCCGGTTGGCGCGAACCGCAGCGATATCAACCGCTGGCGACTCCTTATAAGGTGGCGGCGCGACATAGCTACGCCTAAAGTTCTGCATAGCGTTCCGATAAACGCCATCATCACCCTTGCCGCCAACACCAAACTTTTTCCATTGCTCAAGGAAATAGCTGGCGCGCTCATCCATCTCATCGGCTTTCCGATAAACCGGCCTAAGCTGGCAGCGGCAATGGTCATGCACCTTAACGGGACCATCGCCAACGAACGGACGGTGAGCAACAATCTGTCCATTACGTTTTATATCGCGAACCTTGCTATTTGAAAGATCAAACGAATGTTCATTCAAATAGGTAGCGCCCTGCGACGCCAAGATCGCGCAGAAATAACACGGATCATCATCCGTCATCCGCGCATAGCCGATGGCCTTCCGATCCGCCCGACGCGCGGACAAGTCGGTAACCGATGCGCCGGCCTTTTTGGCTGTGTTCTCAGCCACCACCGCCTGCTCAAATTCAGCCCTGATCTGCTGCTGAACCTCGCCACGGCCACCGTTCATCGCATGCTTGACCCCAACACCCGTCGTGTTGGTGCGCGCCTGCGACATCACGTCGTCAACAACCACCCCTTCTGGGGGCGCATCGCCAACCTTCGCTTTGATCGCGTAAGGCCCCGTAACCTGCATCGCCAACTGAACATCCTCTGTTGGGAACGCGGTTGGGATCTTCGCTAAAGCCGGTGCATCCGGCTTAACAGACCACCTAGCGGCCTGCACATACTCAAACGCCAAATCCTCCGAAAATCGGAATTGCTTCTCAATCTCAAGAGTCGTCGCATGCACCCAAACCGGCGTCGTCTGGCTTAGGTTTCCGTAACTTAGAATCGGCCACAACAACGCCAATCCGGTAGCAGTAGCAGCCGCCACATTCTGTTGATCCTGAATATGTCGCTGCGCATAAAACGCGGCCAGCTCGGGAAGCGGCTCAAATCGATTCTCAGCCGCCTCCCCTTGCCGTGTAGCCACAAATACCCCCCGAGTAAAAACTAGGCCGCAAACGCGGGCTGAGCCCCCGGAACACCCTTGCGCTCCGCCGGATCAGACACCGCCCGCGCATTCGGATCTTGCATGCCGTAATAACGCAGCATGTTCGTCAGCTCGTCGTTATCCATCGCGTGCTCTTTCATCTGCTGCAACTTCGCCTCATCGACACCCGGAACGAACTCCCACAACTCCTCACGCGGCATACCGAGCATCTGAGCCGCCTTACCCCAAGCATCAACAGCCTGAGCAAGCGAACGAATACTCGTATCAACCCAACGCACATCAGCCGTAAAGTCATTAGCCGACTCGGCATCGCCCTCGATAAGCGCAGACAAACGCAACAATTGAGCATGCGATGCCCCGAAAGTCATCTTGCGCTCCGCTAGCTTCGCTTCGGTGTTAGCGCGCGCAGACGCCAAAGCCTCAGCCGATAGGTTCGCCAGCTTTCCGGTCAAAACATCAGACGGCAACTGTGCAATAGCCGCCAACGTCTCAACGTGCGTCTGCTTAGACGAAATGAACCCATCCAACGGCGTCTCATCTAGCGTCCCGAACGTCGCATGCTCGGACGTGTGAGCCAGGATGTCGTCATTCTCAAGCCTGCGCTTGAACGCCTCTGCCTCTTCATCGGTCGCCTCAGCCATATCTGTGATACCTGTGGCGTACTTGACCTTAAAAGAGTTGTAATGCTGCGCATAAAGCAAATCCAGTTCGGTCTTGTCGATACGCGTCGCCACAGGAATCAGCGGGCCAACCTCGCCCCGAGTCTTACCGTCCAAATCCATCACGTTCGTGTAGCGGACCACCGGACAAACCCCAGTGTTGTGCTCCACCACACGCGGAGGGCGCGGAAACTCGTTGGGCGACGGCATATCCAGCTCGTAATAGACCTGATCAGTCCAAAACCGAACCGTCTTACCGTCAGGCTGCAACGTCAACGCATATTTAGGCCACGGATCATTAACCGTGTCCTCATACAAAGCGAACAACCGGCGCGGCGAATAAGCCGTCAACACAGCCTGATTCGCGCCATCCAGCGCCGTACCCTGCTCAGCCATCGCAAACGCATACCCATACGTCAACGCCGACCGATGCAAACCGATCTGCCGGTGCGGCATAGCGTTAGCGATCCACGTCTGCCACGGACCCGCCGCGTTCTCGCGATCCCCCTCGCGCCGATACCCCGACACATAGAGACACTGTGCGAACGTCGTAACCACCAACCGCAGCCACGGAGTCTTAGACAGCCGGAACAACGCCCGCTTCTCCGGACTCTTAGCCGCAACACGCGCATAGTCAGGCTGATTGCCATCAGCCCACGCATCAATGACTTGCAACCGCCCGCGCTCACCATCAAACGCAGGCCAAACAACATCGTGAATGTACTTAGCCACATCACGCGAACCGATACTCGACGGTAAGGTCAACGAACGCGATGGCAGCTCCATAAGATTAGAACTCAAAGCAACCTATGTTTCTTTGGAGCGTTAAGCGTTACCTCAACGTCCTCCAAGGTCAAAAGCCGATTTGCATAGCAGGCGGCAACAATCCCCGTAATATCGGTAGACGTGCTCTTACGGAGCCAGCCCCACTGCTCAAGCTCCGGCTTACCAATCGGATATTTAGCCGCACCCGCCAAACACTCAAATAGAGCGTCATCGTCCAAATGGGTTAGCTTCTGATCAATAATGTCTGTGTAAAACTGCGCCGTAGACTGCGCAATATCCTGAGTACCGAAATAGCGGACCTTCAAACCGATCTGCTCAAGCTCCGGACCCAACGCACCCGCAGCAGCACCCGCCTGAACAGCCACCGCCACCGGAGGCTTAGAAGACGAGATAAGTCGCTGCATCATCGGCAACACCCACGCCGTGCCGCCAGCCGCCCAAACCAACTCGATATGCGACCGGCCATCAGGACGCTTACCCGCAATAGCAATAGACGCCCAAGCCTGATCAGGTGCCACATCAACCGACGCAACAACCATCCCCAGATCCACCACCGGAGGCCGCATAGAACCCGGCTCATCCGGATCGGGAACGTCGTCCAGCTGACACGCCACCCAAGCCTCAAACGGGATAACCGAATTCATGCGCGGGTCGTCCCACATGCCCAGGTGCTCACGCGCGAACTGCTGGAGGTCCATCTTGACCTCGAAGTCCTCACGCAAAGCCGACACCGGAGCGATGCCCTTAACGCCTAGCGACGGATTAGCGATCTTCCAGTTCTCGAAATCGGCAGGGTCCGAACCCTCAGCGCATGACCACTCCGCGAACAGAAACGGCGGATCGTCATACTCGACTGCCGTCATGCCGCGTCCCGCAATCCGGCCAACGTCATGCCGTACTCGCGCATACGTTTCAAGACATCCGAGTCATCGGTGCCGGCAGAGGTGGTCAACCAAGTCTGCGGATTCTTAGACGCCTGCTGTAGCGGCGACAACGAACCCATCATGTCGTTATCCAGCGCAAACGCCTCGTCAAGAATCATCAGATCCACACGGGTACGACCACGCTTAGCGTTCTTTCCGCGCGCAACGTAGTGAATGAAGCCCCCCGACTCCTTATGCACTACCGAAAGCTCAGCCGCCCCGATCTTGTGAGGCAGCTTGCACTCATCCTCTAAGTCCTCATCGCCAGCGATAATCGCCGTCAACTCACGGTGCGCATCCTTAGCGGTATCGAACTCGTGCGCCGAATGCATAATGCGCTCACCCAGCAGATACAACCCCGCCAGCTGCCGCGCATAAACGCACACATTCTTGCCATTCTGGCGAGGGGCAATAAGGCAACACGTAGACGCGCACCATTGCCAAGTAATTCCGCTCGTAAACTTGTCAATCTCAGAGTCCCCAGTAGAACTCCCCTTTTGACCTAGCGACTGCCTTACCAGCAGCTCTTGCCACGGAAGCAAATCCAAGCCAAACTGATTGCACAAGTCGATAGCGTCATCCCCAAGCGTCGTAAAATATGCCGGGAAATGCTCAATACGCGGACGCTGGACACCGATCAAACCCTCATGGCGAGTCTCAGTCTCCGGCTCCAATACCGCCGTCATAATCCCCCCAAGCTTCACGTAGCCATTCGCGCGCCTCCCTGCGCCGACGAATACGACGTGACAAATCAACATTCCGGCCACTACTGCGGCGATGGGCCTTCACCCGGCCACGCTCACACGCGCATTTCCAGCCGTAGAAACAAAACAAAGGCTCACGAACATGACGCCCCAACATCCGGGCCACTAAACCGCCTTAGCAGCAGCTACCCGAGCAGCGCGCTTAGCCGCCAACTCATCCCGCGACGACTTCTTATCCGACTTCGGCTTAGGCAACTCGGCCACACCCATCTTCGCCAACACCTGCGCCAACGCCGTGTACTGCATACGATGCTCCGCAATAAGTGGATTAATGGTCTCCGTGCCCTGGTGATTAATCACCGTCAACCGACCCCCGATCTTCTCCACCAAATCGTCAAGCCGATCAGCCATCCGACACGCATTCAGCAGAAGCGCCCGCGACGCCGCAGTCATCCCCCGACCATTAGCAACCCCAGCCCATAGATCCCGGCCAGACTCCCCTAGCTCCGCAGGAATCTTGTCGTCCATCGCCCACCCCCTTGTGCTGCTCAAATACGACCTGTACGTTCGTGATTGCGTTATCCATGTCAATGACTCGGTTTCTTGCCAGACCGATAGATGCCCCGGTGGGAGGCAGGCTGAGCCAAGCTCAGTGCCGCCGGGGCATTGCCATATCTGCCCACCTGCAGATTTAGAAGTGCGACCAGCCGTTTTCCAGCACCCCCGATAACCCCCCTCAGGCTCATTTCAGCCGGAGAGAGAGCGGTCGCTGGCCGTTCGAGGCGTGTGCCACACAGGCGCGCGGGTAGCCCCCCAGGGGGTCTAAGGCGTGCCTTGACCTGCGGTTATGTGGATACTTTGCCCGGCTCGGCGTCTTAGCTAGGTGTGGTTGTTTTGCCTAAGTGTTTCGTGTGGCTGTGTGTGGTCTGGCCTGTGTGTTTGTGTTGTTTGCCTGCGAACTGTGTGTGTTGTGCCTGTTCGGAGGGCTTTGGCTATGTTGCTGTCGGCCTGCATACGGGCTGTGTGTGGTGGCTTAGGTATACGTGTGGGTTAGGGCTCTGCGCATAGGTAGATAGGGGCGTGTGTGTACATGCCCCGTACATGCGAGCTGTGGGCATATATGCACTGGTGGCCCACTGTTTAGCGCTTAGGTATTGCCTAAGCTGTACATGCAATGTACAGTGATGCGCATACCAACCACTTACCCATTGACCACGGGAGACCAGCACTATGAATACGGCTACTAGCGTTAGGCCGAACTTGCTTGATTCGGTTTACAAGTTCACGGATGCATTTGGTGATGGCGGTTTAGCCTCTGAGATTGCGCCTGCGCTTAATTGCGCCGAGGTGGAAGCGCTTGCAAATCTATTCCGGGCGCTTGGTCACACCGAGATTGCCGATGTGTGGGCTTCTGAGCATCTGGGTGGTACTGGCGAAGACATTGAAGAGCATTTAGAGGATGCCAGTGAGTCGTCTGCCGAGCGTTCGCCCTCTACTACCGATAAGGACTAGAAGACCTACAGAGAAGGGATAGGGGAATGCTGGACTACAACGAAATAGACCTGACAGACATTGAACTGATGGACGTTCAAATATACGAGCGCCAATGCCTTATCGAGCGACTCGAAGGCGAGATTGCCGCCCTAGAACTAGCCACACTCAACGCACACTCGCGCGCATGGAAATGAGACCATTGGTTCAAGTTAACCGGACAGTCAGCCCTCTAATCCCCTACTACATACTAAGGATAGAAACAATGGAACACGACAAGAGTTGTGACGGACGCTGCGGATGGACCCGAACCTTCTGTGAAGCGCGATGGCGCGCGGTCTTCTTGCAGCTGAGCGCCAAGTAACCCACATACCAACTAATAGAGGACGAATGAACGTCTACACCGAGGGCAACACCGTAACAATCACTCACCCACAAACGGGCACTCAAATCACCGGCACTGTCACTTGGGTATCGCCTACCCATGAAACCGCGATGGTTAAGCCAGCGGGCAGTACAGGTCCTATTGCGTACGTGCCATTGACCACGGCTGACCGTGACGCAATCCTCGCCGCCCGCGTGGCTGTCACCGACGAATACGACGAGTTCGGAGACGAACGCAATTGGGATTGGAAGTACGACACCCAAAGTGCGTAAGTACTTGCGCCGGTTGTACACGGCATGTACAGTCTTAATCACACCAACCAACCAACCAACCAACCACTTTTCAACCCAAGTAAAGGCGACCAGCTTATGACCACCGCGACAATCACCTACGTCAAGCATTCCAAGCGCACGCTGCGCACCCCATGCGAGGGATGCGGCGCAATGAACCTCTACAAGGGCCACATCGTTGTAGACGACGCCCCGAATGAGAATTGGTGCGATGACTGCGGTATGCGCGTGGGCGATGACGTTCTGTTGAACTACGACGAGACGTTGCACGAATGCTCGGGTGTGCATGTGATCACCAACGCTCAGCCGCCACGCGAAACGGTGCCCGCGATCAACCAAGCAACCGCGACGGCTACCGCGCAGACACCCGCTATGGATGCCAACAAGGCGCAAGCCGCTATGCAGGCGTTGCAGGATATTTTCGGTGCCCCCAAAGCTATTGACCGTGAAGAGGTTGAACGTATCGCTCGTGAGGTAGTCAATGGCGTGGTCTACCCAACCCGAGTCGTCGTGGTGCGCGATGGCGAGCGTACTGAAATTGAGGGGACTAGTCACCCGCGCCTTGGCGATGTCATCATGGCGATATCCGCTGGTGAACACGTGATGATGGTTGGCCCTGCTGGTACCGGCAAGTCAACTATTGCCGAACAAGCTGCCACATCACTAAACATGCCCTCCTACAGCATTAGCCTGTCGCCACAAACACCCGCTAGCGCACTACTCGGATACATGCAAGCTGCTGGTGAATACGTGCGCACCCTCTTCCGTGAGGCATACGAGCACGGTGGTGTTTTCCATTTTGACGAGGTGGATAATGCGCACCCGTCAGTGTTGGCCGTGATCAATGCTGGCCTGGCCAATGGGCATATGGCGTTTCCGGATGGCATGGTTAAGCGTCACGACAGTTTTCGCACCGTCGCTAGCGCTAATACCTACGGGCGTGGCGCGAACCGGCAGTACGTTGGTCGTCAACAGTTGGATGCTGCCACCCTAGACCGTTTCAGCGTCGTCACTGTCGATATAGACGAGGCACTAGAAACCGCATTGGTTTACGCGACCGGTGTCGCAAAGGCCACCGCCGACAAGGTTCTTACCTACGTGCGCAAGTTGCGGCGCGCTGGCGAGGAAAACGGTCTGAATGTGGTGCTGTCCCCTCGCGCGTCAGTCGGCATGGCACGGCTATTGCACGCCGGTTTCGATTGGGACCAAGCCGTTGACTCGCGCGTCCGTCGCGGTTTGGACGACACGACATGGGCCAAGCTTTCCCGCTAGCCAGCCACCTAAGCAATAGACGGGATATGACGATGCAACTCGCAACAAAAGACAACCATGCTCTAATACGGTTCGATTCATTCCAGCAATTGATCACATGGACTGAATCCGCGCCGGACCACCGATCCGGGTCTATGCGCACAGACCCTGGATTCCATGGCGGTACCTCCAGCATGAAAGAACTACTACAAATGGCGCGCGACGGCCTACCTCGCGACGGAATTCAAGCATTGCAATTATCTACAGAAACGATCCAAGATATCGAACGGGAGCTTAATTACCAAACATTCCAAGCGGGCTACAACGTGTCAGGGTGCGATGTAGACGTGGCTAGGTACTTGTCAGGTGAGCCTGAGAACATGATTGATTACACGATGGCCGAAACGGCTCGGTTGTCGCGCGTGGTTACGCTAGTAGTCGGTATCGGCGTGCCCGGACAGGTGAGCGCGCGCAAGATTCAAGAACACGGGCACAGTCTAATGGCGTTGTCCGAAGCAATAGACCAGACCGGATTGCAGTCGGAAATATGGGTTGACGACGTTAGCGTCAATAGTCGAGGCACGCATAACGCGCTGGTGAACCATTCGGGACGCGTAGCCGTGCGGATTAAAGCTCCGGGCGAATCGTTCGATCCTGGCATGTTCATGTTCGCGTTGACGCATGCCGGAATGCTTCGCGGCCTCACATTCAATGCAATGCATGCATTCCCCGCCCCCTGGATTGGACAGCTCAATATCGGCAACGGCTACGGGTGGGCCACACGCGAATTTATAGCGACCGATGACTACCCGGATGGCGCTCTGTACATACCACCGATTCTCAATAACCGCGACGCGGGGATATCGGTTAAGGGCACCTTACGTGAACTCGGACTACTTAAGGACTAACAAAAATGACCAACAACAACCGAGTCGTGACCGTCACCCTGCCCGAACAAACACCAAGCAACTACTACCCGGCAGCATGGAAAGTGCCCCTCACATGCTCAATGACCGGCCAGAAACTCACAGACTTTCGAGCAAGTGAGGTCAACATCCGTAACACGGACGGACGTATCAGCTTTAGCGGCATACCGAGTGTGATTGACAACGCCGATGATGCCGAAGCTATCGCGGCGGCACTGCTGGCCGCAGCACGCTACCTAAGGAGCAAGGCCAATGGCTGACGTACAGAAGCTAGCCGCACTACTCAACTCGTACGCCGAATACCGGGCCGCATACCTGAATGTCCCAGAACCGGTCACAGCATGCGACATGGAGCGCATGAAATTCACAGACCTAGCGATGTGGGTTGAAGTCCAGTCAATCCGCAAGGCCGCGCGTCTCATCCTGGACCCGGAAGACAACGTTATCGGCCTTCCGTCATGGCACTGGGACAGATGGCTCGCAGAAGCACGCGAAGCGCTAAGCACCTAGCCGGCCACCGGCCTAACCCGTTCGCTTACCCCTACCCCGTCCACTCTGCACAGCTTTTAATCGCCAAGCTGGACTAAATGAAAAGTTCAAACGTATTGACGTTGTACACGCCGTGTACTAGTTTAGATCTACCAACCACGAACAAAGGTACTCAAATGGCTAAATTTACTGCGATCATCATCCGCGCCGAAGACCAACTTGTCGAATTCGCAGAGTTCGACAACAACGAGGTCAAGCCAATGCAAGATGCTGTAGGCGGATATCTTCAAGCCCTAACCGTAAGCACACCGTGTGGTGAAATCACCTTTTGGGTCAACGAGGAGGGCAAGCTACTTCACTTGCCAATCAATGATGCGGCCACAAATCTATGGTGGTTTTTCGCACCCGAGTTCACGAACCGCGATGTCCTTGTTGGCGACGTGATAATTACCGGTGGTGCAGATAGCAACGGCGACACACTTGGTGTCCCGAAGGTTCTAGAGAACGCGTTTAAAGACGCCATCATCGGCGTAGTTATCAAGGATAAGGGGTAACCGACATGCCTGCCGTATCACGCGAGATTAGTAATCGCGAGGAACTAGCCAAGCTACCCAATCTATCCGTTGTTGTATTCCGGGGCGCAGGTATGCAACTCGCCTGGCAGCTCGATAAGGCATGGTTCGCCGCCGGAGACACCGAGTTCATGTTTACCCGCAATATCCCTGACGAGGCATTCCCCGCGATACAGGTTTGGGAAGGCGAGCCGAGAAGCTAAGCGGTTTGGTTGGTGCTGGTCCGCTTTAATCGGTCACGGTCTAACACCCGTGGCCGGTTATGGCAGACACAACCCGAAAGGAACACGACATGCAGACCCCTAAAGAATTTCGCATTTGGTACACGCACCAAGTCCCCGGCAAGGCATGGGAGCAACCAGTGCCAGACCCGGCCACCGGACAGGCCATTCTGGACGCCATCTACTCCGTTGCCCTATTCCAGTTCGAGAACAATATGATCCCCGACTATGCCAACGCGGGCGGGGTGACATACCTAGACGAGGATGGCAACTGGTACGAATACGACCCGGAAGATTGGGCTTAAACCATGCCTACCCAGATAAGGATTGAGCTACCCCTGCCGATCGACATAACCGGAACCCTAATCAACATCATCGGCAAGACATGGCCCGGCACAATGATCAAGGATGACGGCACTGACTGGCGCAGCGAGCGCCGACTAGTGCTAGAAATCCCCGACGAACAGCGCCACAAGTCCCCCAAGAAAGCCAAGAAATACGAAGAGGTTAAGCAACACCTCCACGCCGAGGCCGATGCGCTCATGACCGAATTAGGCCCTAACGGTGCAGGTTTCGGCATACCCGAATATCTGACCGACATCCTCGTGGGCATGGCGAAGATCTGGTTTACCCAAGAGCCCGACGCCAAGAACTACATCGAAACCACGGTGCGTGACCCAGAAACTCACCACCGCTACGTGTTCTATGTCGCAAGGTCGGAGGGGCAGACACCACACGCGTTACGCACGCAGGCCGAGACCGAGCTAGAGACCGTTAAGGCTGAGCTGGCCGAAGCCAAGGAGCAGCTGGCACAGGCCAATGCCGAGTAGTCCTACTGGGCCAACCGCTAAACACCCCAAGGAACATCATGCTTAGCGCGCTAGCCAGGTACCGTAACCGCATGGCACGACCCGTCAACCTACGCGACCTAGCCAAAACGCAAGACCAAATCAAGTCCGACATCCTCGCCTTCTACGACGAGATAAGGCGCGCGAAAGACCAAGGCAATTCGTACAACGACATCCTCGATTTTGTCGATATGCCGCGCGGCACCCTTCAAAACATTCTCAACGGGAGCAATCCCCGATTCAGCGTCACACCACAAATCAATATCTGAAATACCTTGCAATAATCCATACACGCGATGTACAATCAAAAAGTCACCGAATCGGACGAACCGCTGACCACGGTATAAAACGTCACAGTGACACCAACCAACCGCAGGAGAACCCGAAATGAGCACAACCACAGATGAAATCCGGCAGCGCTGCCTAGAACGGCTCAACCTCTCCGAAAATTTCACCGACAACGACCTAGCCTACGAACTCGACAGGCTCAAGGAAATTGAAGAAGCGGCCACAACCCTACTATCCGCAATGGCAGCCGGTAACGATGACCAAGACACAACAAACTTTCTTCAACTCATGCTCAACCTGAGCATCGCACTCAATGCCGACGACATAACCGGCTGACCAACCAACCACACTGCACAGCTTATTAATCCCAAGGCGACCAAATGCTATTACTCGTAACAGTCCTATTCGGATTCATGGCACTAGTTGTCGGAATCGGCGCATCACACAAACTTGAAGCGCAACGGGAAGCGCACAGCCAACAACTCAGAAAAACCACAGCCAAAGCCAAACGCATCGTCTCCGAATACGCCGACGATATACTGAACCAAGGCTTTGAAGAGGGCTACAGACACGCAGAAGCCACACTCAAGCCAAAGCCGCACGGAAAGAAGCGGAAAGCCCATGCGTAACAGCATCAAGGACATGCCTAGCGAGGCCATCCGCAAGCTATTGCAAGGCGAGAAACAAACCCTCACCAAAGTGAGGGCTCGACTAGTCCGCGAACTAGCGGAACGTCAAGAAGAACTAGACGCCGTAAACCGGCGCTTAGACGAAATTGAACAGGGCGAACAGATCCTAGCTGGACGTTAG